TTACTCGTAGACCTTGTTCTGCTTCAGCTTCTTGTTCAGATCCAGACATCTTTGCGGTATGGAGGTTGTACCACGTACTCGCACACTATTGAGCATAGCCATACGATCCAGACCGTTGGATGTCACATTGACACCAGCAGCCTGACCACTCAACACGTCAAGGGCATTGTTGGCCGCACCCTTGTTGGAATGATTTCCAACTATCTTAATAATATTACTTCCATTGTCAATGGAATCTTTCCGTTCTGCAGGAACTTGCTTTTGTGCATGAGCCAAAGAACTGCAAAAGAGCGCAATGAGAAGTAATGTAAAGTCTTTTTTGCTCTTTGCCATTTTCTATTTCTATTACTTTGGTTATGGATAATTTCCGATAAGCAAAGATAAGGTGCAATACATTAAAAAACGTATACGAACCCCAATATTTATGCATTATTAACGATAAAGAAGTAAGTGCGTAGAGTATTACTCCATAACAGTTGCACCTGCCAATGAATGTAACGGTTTACGGAGTTTTTGAGAACGTAAAATATTTGTGATTTTTCATTGTTACATCACAGATCAGTAGCCATTTTATGTCTTTGTATCTTAATGTTATCGCCTTCAAGAATGTCTGACTTTCGCTAAATCGTTACCATAAATAAAACAGTCGAAACAACTATGCTGATTATTAGACTGATACAACTTTTTTGATTATCCTCTGCAAAAAGAAGCACTTTTCACTTCATAAAGGAAGGTACGGATGACCCAGTAGCAAACGATACCTGCCAGGATAGCCTACGAAAGCAATTATACTAACAAGAGCAAAGCCCATCCTCCCGGATGGGCTTTAGCATTTAATACAAAAACATTATGTAGCTCATTTATATGTAACTATATGTGTAGTAAATGTACAGTTTAATACCTGATTATCAATCCATTACATTTACTCAAAACAACATATCATACACACATACTATACACATAATATACATCTGTTTACATAAACTTTGGTGCTAATTTGGTGCTAGAAAATTTGGTGTTTTCGGTTTTTCTTCTTATCTTTGCACCGTCAACAATAAACATTGAGCTTATGAAAAAGGAAATCGTGCAAATCAGGGAAAGAAAGATGCCCAGCGGTAAGACAAGCCTATATCTTGCCTACACCATCAACGGCAAGAGACAATACGAGTACCCGAAGCTTTATCTCTTGCCTGAAAATGGCAGGGGTAAGACTGCAGCCATAGCCGCCAACAAGGAAACCAGAAGAATCATTGAAGCTATGCAAGCCAAGAAGATTGTGGAACTGACCCAGAATCGAAGTGGCATCATCGTGAAGAAGGAGCCAAGCAAGATGCTCTTCTCACAATACATCAAAACTTTTCGCAACTACAAAGCCAAGACCACTAGAGGTGACGAATACATCAAGACCATCAGCAATGTGGAGAGACACATCTATGAGTATGCCGGAGAAAAAGTGACGATGGCAAATATAGACAAGAAGTTTTGTGAAGGATTCATCTCCTATCTCAGAACCGCCAAAGGAAAATTCACCGAGCAGCCTTTAAGCGGTATGACTCAGAAGGTGTACTTTGCCATGTTCAACACTATGCTAAAGAAAGCTGTACGAGACGAGATTATCCCAAGAAATCCAATCGACCTCATTGATACTGGAACCAAGATCAAGGCTCCCGAAAGTGAAAGGGTATATCTTGATATATCTGAGTTGAAGAAGATGGCTGCATCTGAGCCAAAGGACAAATCAACCAAGCAAGCCTTCATGTTCTCCTGCTTTACTGGTCTCCGTATCTCGGACATCCGCCAGCTTAAATGGGAGGATATTGAAGAGTACACCGATGAGGATGGTAACTCCAGATACAGAATGATCAAGAGAATGCAGAAGACTCAGCGAATCATCACCTATTCACTATCAAAGGAAGCGGTCAGTTGGTTGCCGGAGCGAACAAGAGAACTGGTATTCCACAAGCTGGTATGTGCCCCGAACCTGAATGCGCAAATCAAGAAGTGGGCTGAATCGTGTGGAATCACCAAGAACGTCTCCTTTCATACTGCCCGACATACATTCGCCACGATGATGCTCACTCTTGGGGCAGACATATACACCACCAGCAAGCTGCTTGGACACTCTCGCATATCCACAACAGAGATATATGCAAAGATCATAGACAAGAAGAAAGATGAAGCCGTAGGACTCATTGATAAGTTCTTCGATAAATAACAGAATAAAAAGGCACCGAGATTCATTCCCGATGCCTTTTCTTTATATCATTTTTCCTTCATAATGTACTATCGTCTTATATTTAGACGAACCTATATATATATCAACAATATAATTGTCACCATCCTTCTTTATTAAGTAAAAACTATCAGAAGAACCATCTGTTAAGTTGCATTTTCTGTAGTTATCCACTAACTCAAAATATTCCAAATACTCGTCTGCCTCAACGAAATATACCTTTTCGCCTATTGGAACTCTGTACCAAGTATAACCGAAAGAAATATAAGTTCCATCCTTCTTGGAACCTATACGAAAGTCTGTTTCATTCTCAATCACAAATTTATCAATCTGATGCCGAACACCAGCAACCTCAATGTAATTTGAAGGCAACACAACCTCTTCACTAGAATCCTTACTACATGATACCAGCAGCAAGACAAACATCATAAAACACAAAATCTTCTTCATATCTCACACGTTTTAGTTAATAACATAAGCTTTAGAATTTATAATTCCCCATTGTATTTCTTTAATATTTCGTCAGCTTCATACTCAGACTTCGATAAAGGAGCCTTTTCGTATCTACCCAAGATGCTCTGTTTCTTTCGTGCCAACTCCTCATCATAACGTCTTTTCTGCTCTGCCTTCATTTTGCGATATTTGTCAACACGTTTCAGGAAATGCGATGCAGATTCATATTCGCCACGGATAGGCATTCCACCTTTGCCGGTCTTATTCCATTCTCGCTCTATGAAATCCTTACGAAGCATTATTCTTCTGCTACCATCTTGTATGCAGATAGTACCAGATGTCTTTATGCCTTCCTTACGTTTAAGCTTCCAGTATTCTTCACTTAATCGTTTCTTTTCCGAATGAACATAACTGATGCAAGAAACCTTATAGATAAGGTAACACGCAATCAAGAAAAATATAACTAGACCTATTCCCATTACCCAAAGTTTTTTAAATCTATAGGATTGCAACCGCATAACCCAAAGATATAGTTAACTATGTTCTGAATATCAAACAACACGACATACCATATTCTAGCAATAAATATCAGTAGCAATACCCCGATAGGCGCAACCATCCACTTCTTTTCGCATAGCCAGTTAAAGAACCTTCCGTGAAAGAGTGAATCACAAACCCCTATCATCCATCCAGTAACCATCAAGACTGATGCAAACATAACTAATATATGAAGAAACCACATACCTACCACATTTTAATTATCCTACATTTGCTTTTCTCATGCCACCACCCAAGATAGATAGTAGTTGGTCGTAGCGTTTCTCCAACTCCTCATATTTAGCTTGCCAAACAGAATCAGATACGGCATCATTATAATGTGGAGTCTCTGCTGCATAATCTAACTTAGTCTTTTCCGCTATAGTTTCAGCGGTTTTGCATAACACACTTGCGCCTTCTCCCCGCATCAGCCACTCAGCAGAAACATCTGGATAAGCATTCAGGAAGTTCTCTACCAAGGTAGAAGACAAGGTTTGCTCACCCTTAACTTGTCTCAGAACAGTGGATTGATTCATATTCAGAGTTTTAGCCAAGCCATTTAATGAAATCTGATTATCATCAAGATATTGCTTAATTCTTTGATACACAGTTATTTCCATAATTTCACATTTTTAAACCATACTTAAACTATGCAAATCGGGATAACTTTTTCCCAAAATTATTTGGTTATTTATGCGGATTTGCTTATCTTTGCACTCGAAAACAATGCAGAAACGATTTTAAAACGTTCCTTATTCGTTTTCGGTGGCAAAAATAAACAAAAGAAATGAAATATGCAAGTAAAAATGCAAAAAATCATCTCGGTTTCTATAAAAAATCGGGAAGAACTTAAAAAGAAGTATCAGTGCTCGCAAACAACTTTGTATAATGCGTTAGCATATAAGACAATGAATAGGCGAGCTGATGCAATCCGGCAGGATGCTCTAGACAACTTCGGAGGTGTCGAAAGCGAGAAGCCAGTGTTGAACTAATTTAAAGAAGGAGGCAATATGATAGGATTAGTTTATAGAGGTAAAGACAATCAACCTATAACGAATAGCTTATTGGTTGCAGAAGTCTTTGAGAAACCTCACGACTATGTGCTAAAGGCTATCAGGAAGATACTCAGTGGGGGTATCGTAAAAAATGACGAGACCCCAATGTTCGAGGAAACGACCTACATGAGCGAGCAGAACAAACAGATTTATCCTTTGTATGTTATGAACCAAGATGGTTTCACCCTGCTTGCGATGGGATTCAACGGCAAGAAGGCGATGGAGTTCAAGCTGAAATACATCGAAGCCTTCAACGCTATGAAGAAACAGATTGAGCAATCCAAGCCATCCGTTCCTCAGAACTATCTCGAAGCTTTGAAGTCTCTGGTCAAGGCAGAGGAAGAGAAGCAGCAGCTTGCTCTGGAGAACAAGCAGAAGGATGAGACGATCATCACTATCAGCAAGGAGAACGTGGAGCTTGGCAACAAGATTACTGAAATGCTGCCGAAGGTGAGCTACTACGACAGAATCCTGCAGAGCAACGCAACTATGACTATCACCCAGATAGCGCAAGACTATGGTATGAGTGCTATCGCTATGAACAAGGAGTTGGAATCTATGAGAATCCAGCATAAGGAGAGAGGTCAGTGGATATTGTACGCTCAGTTCCTGAAAGGTGGCTACGTTTATAGCAGAGCGGTGGACATCATCCGCAGGGATGGTAGGCACGATGTGAAGTACAACACGGAGTGGACAACGAAGGGAAGAATTTTCCTTTATGAAGCACTCAAAGGAAAGGGCATTCTCCCCTTGATAGAGCAGGAGAACACTCCCAGAGATAAGGGCACTGGTGGAAGATAGTCTTCCGAGACAACTGGTGCCAGTCAACAAACCATTAACTTCGCTTGATATGAAAGAAGAAACGATAAAAAGTGATATTGAAGAGACGAATAAGAGTAGTCTTGGAGAGACACTTGCCCGAATAGAGAAGTATATTCTCATCGGAACAAAGAATGTGCTCAACATTGATGAAGCATCCATAGTACTGGGAGTGACCATCAGAACACTCAGAAAGATGGTGGCAGAGCATACCATCCCTATCTACAAGCCCAACCAGCGAGCCTTGTATTTCAAGAAGAGTGACCTAGAGGATTGGATGCTGCAGAACAGAGTGAAGCCCCAGTCGGAGATAGATTCAGAGGTGGAAGCCTATTGTATAACCCATTAAAATAGAAAAGATATGTTCGCAAATGTTATGTTGGTGGCAAGTATCGCCACATTCGCTATAGTAGTTAAGGAAATCCACTCTTACTTCAAGGAAGTGAACGAGTAGATATATATGGAGCTGAATCCGGCATAAAAAATTGTTTGATATTAATTAGTTTAAAATTTTCGTTTTATTTATCTCAAAATAAGGACAAAAGTCTGATTCGCAAGGATTTTTTGGAATTTGCTATTCCCAGCTCCACACCATTTGTTAGGTTTCAAGATTGTTTTTAGTTAGTATTTGTTTGAATCGGCATAGGTAGCTCAGATGGTAGAGTAGAAGGCTTCATCACCTTCGAGGTCGTAGGTTCGAGTCCTACCCTATGCCCAATATCGCCCGATTCCGAGGAGTCATATCGGATAGGATAAACCTTCCTAGAGAGGTACACGTACCCAAAAGGAGCATCATTAACCACAGATGATGCTTAGACGTGGAAGTGGCAAGCTAATACATACACCTACTGGGTGGAATTTGGAACGCTTGGAGTTCACTTGTGAAGATGCAGACCTGATGCCGTGACCCTTATATATAATAAGGTAGCATCAATAGGTAGAAGCGCACAACTACAATGGTTCTAATGCAGCCAGCACGACTTTGTCATAGATAAAAGATTTAAATTACACTATTTACACAGATTTATGCGATTACTAGTGCTGGGAGTCCTAAGCCTCCACAAATGCAGAAGGGAACTTGGAGCGATTATCACCATCCGGCAATTATATTCTGATGTCGCTCCTCGGAGGGGTGCTTTATTACTCCCACCCCTCCTTTTTTACAGACACGTTTTTTCAAACCATATAAAAATTATGTATCATTTACGACTATAGCAGTAGCGACTGCATTTTATAACTCGTTAAAGTTGTATATTTCAACATATCCCCCTCTGTTCGTGAGAATCGAGGGGATTTTTATTGTAGAACATTTTAAAGCAACAAGATATGTTATTCAAACCGAAAAGCTGCCACGACTGCTTGTTTGAGCAGATATGTGACAACCCGAATAAGAAATCGGATGGCACTTACAGATGTAAGGGCTATGAATGGAAGTATCAATAACTATTAATATAATAAGGACATGAAAGAGCTTATTACGATTCAATCGGAACTGAAAGCCCCGAAGAGTCAGTTCAACAAATTCGGTGGCTACAAGTACCGCAAGGCAGAAGACATCCTAGAAGCCGTCAAACCTTTACTCGCCAAGCAGAAGTGTACGCTCATCATATCAGATGATATTGTTATGATAGGCAACCGCATCTACGTGAAGGCAACTGCTACCATCAAGAACGAGAAGGGCGAGTGTGAAACAACCACTGGTTGGGCTAGAGAAGAGGAAACCAAGAAAGGTATGGACGGAAGTCAGATTACTGGTGCATCCTCATCCTATGCCCGAAAGTATGCGCTCAATGGTCTGTTTGCCATTGATGATAACGCTGATTCTGATACCACCAATACTGGTCAGCAGGATAACACTCATCATCTGGCAGCACAGCAGACTGCACAGACTCAACAGCAATCTCAGGCAACCGCCCAGTCAGCGCAACCTCAGTATCATCCCGACAACCTAGCAGAAGCCTTGGAAATGGTTAAGCGATGTGTGAACAGAGACAACATCAAATGGGTGATGGGCACTTATATGCCGCTCAACAGCAACCCTCAGTTTATGCAAGCCTTATCCGCTAAGAGAAAGGAGTTAGGACTATGACACAGAACATCAAGCTGAATAAGCCGAAGATCACCTTCATAGAGGAGACCCATCAATACTTCATTGGCAAGAAACAACTGAAAGGTATCACTGGAACGCTGGTAAGAAAGGCATTCCCCGACACCTACAAGGATATTCCTGAGTCTGTACTGATGAAGGCTGCAGAACGAGGAGGTATGATCCATAACTCCTTCGAGCTGTTCTGTACCGTCTTCGATTCCGACATCAATATGTACCCGAACCCGACAGAAGAGATTCGGGCATTCAATAGTATGCTGGTCTCCTACGGTCTCCATCACGTTGATTCCGAGTATCTCGTTACCGATGGTGAGGACTTCGCTTCTGCCATTGATGGAGTCTTCGCAGACAGCGATGGCAACATCTATCTGGTAGATTACAAGACCACCTCCACCCTGCACTACGACAACGTTTCTCTCCAGTTATCCATCTATGCACGATGGTTCGAGGAGCAGAATCCCGACTTGAAGGTGAAGGAACTGGTATGTATGTGGTTCAAGAACGGACAGAGCCGATTCCAACCGCTGCCTAGAGTATCGGAAGAGAAGATTGATGCTCTTATCAAGGCATACTTGGAGGATGATCCTGACTACAAGTATGAGGTGGAAGTGCCGGAAGCCTTCTCTAGCACCGAGCAGCAGTACCGACTCGTCACCGCTAGGATTGATGCCTTGAAGATAGAGCAGGATGCCTTGAAGGAGAAGCTGATGAAGATGATGGAAGCCAACAAGCAGAAATCCATCAAGACTCAATATGGCTCCTACTCCTATGTGGCGGCATCCACAAAGAAGACATTCGACACGAAACTCTTCAAGGACACCGAGCCGGAACACTATGAGTACTATCTGAAAGATACTACCACAAAGCCATCCATCAGAATCAAACTTAATTAAGTATAGATATGAACGTAACATTTACAGGCAAGATTATTGCAGCAGGGCAGGTTCAAACCGGAACCAGCCAAAACGGAACTCAATGGAGTTCGTGTGAATATGTTATCGAGGAGTTGAACCAGCAGTACCCAGCCAGAGCCGTGATTCAGGTCTATGGCTCTGACAAGCTGCAGCAGTTCAATATCCAAGTTGGTGAGATCATCACCGCTCACATCGGATTGAAGGCGCATCAGTCTAAGGACGGACGATGGTTCAATCAGTTGGATTGCTGGAAGGTGCAGCGACCAACCGCCCAACCTCAGCAGATGCAGCAGCAGGGGCAGGTGTACGCTAGTCAAGTAGGGCAAAACTACCAGCAGGGTGGTCAGCAGGGATTCCAGCAGAATCCTCCGCAGCCAGCTCCTATCCAGCAGCAGATGCAGACTTTTCCCCCTCAGGTTGATGCCAATGGTCAGCCTATTCAGCAGCAAGCTCAATATGGTGGTCAGCAGGGTAATCTTCCCTTCCCAGCCAACAATTAGTTGATATTCAAAAACAAAGGTTATGGAAATCCATCTTATGCGTACTTCTCTTGGTCTTCAAGCTTATGCAGACGAGGACTATGAGCAGTTGAGAAAGATTAAGGTTGGCTCTGTTGTCAAGGCAAACATCGTCCGCCCACGCAACGTGAAGTTCCACCGCAAGTTCTTCTCCCTGATCCGAGCTGCTTGGGATTGTCTCACCGAGCAGCAGCGCATCAATCTCCGTTCTGTAGAGACATTCCGTGAACAGCTCCTGATAACATCTGGATTCAGCGAACCACTCTACGACCTGAACGGACAGAAGTTCTTGGAGCGAGCCAAGTCTATCTCATTCGCCAAGATGGATGAGCCAGCCTTCAATGAAGTTTATTCCAAGGTCTTGGACACCATCCTAACCATCATGGTTGCCGATGGTGTATCAGAAGACGAGTTTAATAACATTTTAAAAAATTACACATAATATGACACGTAGAAACGACAAGCGCAATAACAGACGTAACCGTCAGCGCAACAATCAGCCAGAGTTATCACCATTCGCCCAGATGCTTTTCGGAGCAATCCTCGGCAAGGGTGCAGAAATGATTGCCAATAAGATGAAGGAGAAGGACGAGAACACCCCTTCCATCCATACAGAGGGTATCACAGATAAGGATATTCAGAACATCAACGAAGGTAATGCTTCCTTATCTAAGTTGTATATCCCGAATGATGGTACGGCTGTAGAGTACCCTATCCCTGAGAACTTAAAGTTCTTCTTCGATGAGGAAGGCAAGTTGATGGTGCGCAAGAAGCAGGATGATGAGCCTGCTCTTAATGAGGAGACTCAGGAGAAGCCTATCACCTACTATGATATTCTCAGAGAACTCTACATGGGCAAGACTGCATACTGGATTTATGACAAGTGCATCGAATCTGGAAAACAGTCATCTTACAACTTCGATGATGCCGTAAACTGCACCAGCGTGGCTCAGGCAAAACGCATGGTTGCTTTCAATAAGTTGCAGAACATCGCCAAGTATCTCAATGGTGACTGGAAACCAAATTTCGATGGAGACCATGGAAACTGGAATATCTGCAAAGATGGCGATACTCTTCTCGCAACGTACACGAGAAATGTGAACAAAGCAAATGTTTATTTCAAGAGTAAAGACCTTGCATACGAAGCCATCCGCCTGATGGGTGAAGATTCTCTCAACGACCTTTTCGCAACAGACTGGTAATGGCAACCTACGCTGAAATCAAGGCAAAGCTATTGCAGGAAGGCAAGAAGATACGCAAGCGTTCATCCTACGATGAACACAACTTGCAAGCCGCAGAGGTCAGGTATATCCGTGGGGTACATCCTGACCTCGAAGGGGTCTTCTTTGCCGTTCCTAATGGTGGCAAGCGAACCTCCCGACAAGCCGCATGGCTGAAAGAAGAAGGTATGAAGGCAGGTGTATCAGATATGATCCTCCTGAAAAGCACCTCTCAGTATGGTTTCCTCTGCATCGAAAACAAGACTCCGAAAGGTAGGCAGGAACCCGAACAGAAGGTATTCCAGTTTGAAGTGGAACGACATGGCGGCAAGTACATCATCGTCCGCTCTATAGATGAATTTATGAAAGCAATCGACAATTATCTTAATGGTGAACTATGACAGACGAAATCAAACAAGCCATCCTTCTCCTAGAAGAGAACGGCTACAAGGTAACCCCACCACCCAAGCAAGTCAAAGACGAATATACCTTTGCGAGAGCTTGGAATTTATATCAGAAGAAGGTGGGCTGCAAGGAGAAGCTGGAAAAGAAGTGGAACTCCATGAGTCAGAAAGACCGCAAGGCAGCCATCGAATATATCCCACTCTATGTTATCTCCCAGCCGGATAAGCAGTATCGCAAGAACTTCCAGACCTTCCTCAACCAGAGATCTTGGGAAGACGAAATCATCGGTGGCACACCACCGCCAGTTTCAACCAATGAGTCTGCATCTGAAATCAGTCAGCTTATCGCCAAGACAAAGGTAGAGCAGGAACAGAACACGGAAGAAGCCAAGAACCACGCTCTCCGCCAGCGTATCTATGGTATGATTCAGGTTCTTCACAACAATCCTCAAAGCTTCTGCCGTAAGCAGTTGGAGATTTATCGTGACAACGGAACCTTGGAACGCTTGGGCATCCAATGGAATCCATAACATCATCAACTCTATGATACAAATCAGCAAATACAACAAGCAGCATCCGCTCAGAATTTTTGAAGCCTTCGCTGGCTATGGCAGTCAGAGCCTAGCCTTCAAGTACCTCAAAGAGAAGCACCCTGAGTTCGATTTCAAGGTAGTGGGCTATTCCGAGATAGAATCATCTGCCATCCAAGCTTATGGGCTCCTGCACGGAAGAGACATCACTAACTATGGTGACGTGACGAGGATAGACTGGAATGAGGTTCCCGACTTTGATTTCATATCTTGGTCTTCTCCCTGCCAAGACTTCTCCAATGCAGGACTCCGGAAAGGTGGCGAGGAAGGAAGCGGCACACGTTCATCCCTTATCTTTCAGGAGAAGAGAATGCTGGCAGTCAAGAAGCCGAAGTATGTGATGCTGGAGAATGTGAAAGGTCTTCTCACCAAGAAGATGAGGAAGTACTTCTTCCAGTATATCCGAGACCTCGACTCCTATGGCTATACTTCCTTCTACAAGGTTCTGAATGCCAAAGATTACGGAATCCCACAGAATCGTGAGCGTATCTTTGTCATTTCCATCCTCCGCACCGAGGATGATCCAAACCCAGAGTATCACTTCCCCTCTCCTATCAAGCTAGAGACTACGGTTGAAGACATCTTGGAAGATGATGTTTCTCCTGAGTATTACCTCTCCCAACCGCTCCTAGAAAAGTATCTCACCAAAGCAGACATCAATGAATCCATCCAAAAGCTCTACCCCGAAGATTTCAATACCCAAAACGGCTGATGGTTGTAGCCCGACTATCACATCTTCTTTCGGTGCAGGAATCAGCGTAGCAAATCTCCTTGGTGTTGACCATTTCCCTAAGGGGGGGTATTGATAATCAAAAAGTTACAAGCAGAAAACTGCTCATCAACTCAGACAAAGATGGTTTAAGTAGAACCATACGAGCAGGTTACTATAAGGCTGGCTTTGCTAACTATATACATGACGATGGAAGAGCAGCCAACGCAGTACTAATCATCAAGAAATTATAATGTGCGACAAAATTATAAAGCTGGTAAGTCTTAACAGACCTGAGAGATTTGAACAACAGAATCGTGTTTATTCCGTTAAAGGAATCTCCCCTACTCTCAATTCTGTAATGGGAAACGGAGGAAACAACATCCCACTATTCTTAATCGTCAAACAGATATGATAACAGGAGGAAAGAGAATGAAATCCCTGCTCCTATCAGGGAAGGTGAAGCCTGATATGGGGGGGGCAAGTTTTAGACTTATATAATCAGCAAGTCTATCAAGGCATCGCCCCAACCATGCTAACCACAATAGATTCATCATCAATGACATTTGTTACAGTTATGAACAAACAAATCATTCATACGGCTCCAAACGGCAAGAAATACTCAATCCAAATCAGGAAGTACACTCCTAGAGACTGCTTCCGGCTGATGGGTGTACACGAAGCCGACATAGACAAGCTCCTGAGCAAGGAGAAGTCGGGAAGCACTAAAGGAATATGTTTCCTCCAAAAATCAGGAAGTCGGAGTTGATGCAGAGTTAACTGATATAGATGAACTTATTAAGAAACTCACTTCTGATGAGTTCATCGAAAAGAAAATCAAGGAGATTCTTGGCGATCAGGCGAGTAAAGACGAATAGTTATGGAAAGATTAACTAAGGCTATGGATAAGTATTTGGCGGAAGCTATCGCTGAATGGGATAAAGAGAAGGATGCCGGATCAGGTAGAAGAAAGGTCAGAAACTTAAAAAAATAATAATTATGAAAATAGAAATCACAAAAGTTACAGATTGGGAGCGAGTGGTGGATGCTGCTCGGTTCACACAACGAAAAGAACCGCTGGGTAAGGAGCCTAGCGATGAGTTCAAGAAACAGATGATTCTCAGCGAGCACTCGCCACTGAGATTGCTGGAGTTCGATATTAAAATGTATGGCATACCATACTGGGTGAGCAACCATTTTGTTCGCCACGTTCACGCTCAGCCATTCGTCTCAACATCCCGACCTGATATTACTGGATCCAAGGTATCTCGCCACGATATGCGTCAGGATGAATTGGTCAACTTGCAGCTATCCCTCAACGCTCAGGAAATCATCAATATCTCCAAGCTGAGACTCTGCTATAAGGCATCCTATGAGACAAGAAAGATATGGATGCAAGTGGTTGAAGAGTTGAGAAAAATCGAACCTCATCTTGCTGCTGCTTGTGTTCCACAATGTATTTACAGAGGATTCTGTCCTGAATCAAAATCATGTGGAAAGGTAGATACACATGTCTTTCCTGTTTATAGAGAAAACTACAAACATTTGTTTTTAATCGGTGAACATTAAAAAAACGAATATGAAATACAACAATTATAACGTCAACGAGTTTGTAGGAGGTAATACCGAATACACAACTCCCTGCCCCTTCGGAATCCAAGGCAAGTACACCTTGGAAATCCTGATGGTGGGCAGTCTCGCTTGCCAGCGATGCAAATACTTCCGAGGTATCAACAAGGAAGATTGCATAGTATCTTGCGGCATCCAATGAAACTATATTACTCATTCATTATAACATATTACACATGGCAACAAAGAAGATTTCAATTATTCAGCGCATCACAGAGCGCATCCTTGGCAAGAAGTTCTATATCGCAGTCATTGCCAACAAGGGAACCAGCAACTACTTCGTTAACTCTACCATCTATCGCTCAGAAGATGATGTTATCGCTTATCAGAAATACATCACCACTGACGAGAGAATGAAGGAGAGTTTCGATTTCGTCTGCTACTACTCCTTCCGTTCCAAGTTCGACTTCCGCATTCCTCTTGGCGGCAAGCCATTATCTCTTGAAGAGGCAAAGGAACTTAGCAAGAAATAAGATATGGGAAAGTTGATTGATCTGAAAGGAAAGCGGTTTGGCAGACTCTATGTCTGCTGCCGCTCCGGCAAATCCAGTAAGAATGGTGTTTATTGGATTTGCAAGTGTGATTGTGGTAGAGGTGTTTCTGTCCTATCCTGCAATTTGCTCCGAGGAGTAACCCAGTCTTGCGGTTGTCTCAGATCAGAGAATGCCAAGCTTCGCCTTCGACAGTACAACAAGAAGAAGGCAAAAGTAAACGGATAATAATCTTTTCTAACCAAAACTTCGTATATTTGCAAAATGATATTCAGTTATATTAAAGACAAGTGCCGGAACATTCAAGGTTTCCTGCATCGAAAGAATTTCGTAGTGCTTGATGGTAGAGCCAATTCTGTTACTCTCTCGCAGGGCATCTACAACCATATTATGCAGATAGAGCACACAGATAGCTCCATCTTCGTCTTCCGCATCTCCAGCAGAGGAACATACGGATTCTGCCTGAGAGAGGACTGGGAGGAACTTCGCAAGTCTCAGACTATCTTCTGTCCGCTCCAGTACAATCAGGAGCACAAGAAGATTGGTTTCCGAAGCGAACGTCCATCAGTTACAGCCATCCTTGATGATTACAATCTCCCTCTCAACAGAATGGTGCGCCTGACCTGCATTCCTCGCAAGAACAAAAATGGCGAGCCGTACTACGAGATCATCCGTCCAAAACCATAACAATACAAATATGATTAAAGAAGTATTATTTCAAGGTCTTTCCCACTCGCCTTCCGACCACGAAAGTCAGGAGGGCGAGTTGGGAACTTGCCTGAACCTCATCAACGAGGATGGAGCACTCCACCCTATTCACCAGCCAGTTGTGGTTGATTCTGCCATCACCATACCTGATGGAGCCAGCATCGAACTGATTCACAAGGTTACTCACGATAACACCATTCACTCCCACTACATCATCCGTAATGGTAATACTTGGTATTGGACAGAGAAAGGTGGAAACGGAAGTGAGAACACCATCAGTCTTGGCGATTTCCTAGTCAATGCCGTGAGTGCCATCGGAAACATCTTGTGTTTTGTGGGAGAGGAAAACGCTAAGTATGCCTATTGGAACGGAAGCGATTACACCAGTTTCGACTTATCTGCCATTAACTATAGTGCAGTTATCTCAAACACAAAGTCGGTGGTATGCAATGCTTCCATTAATCTTGGTGATGATTGGGATTCCGCTTTTGTGACAAACAAGTATTATTCCAATAGAACAGATACTTCTCTTAAAGGTGCATCCATCATTTTCAATTCTTTGGATGCGCTGATCAATAAGCAGTTGGAGGAGAATGGCACGGAATATTTCAAATATACCGTTTTTGGTGTAATCGCCATCCGTCTATATGATGGTGTATCATACATCAATATATCAAATCCATTCATTCTTGCACCTGAAACAACATTCAACAAGTTTATCTGGTATCAGGAGAAAAAGGCTGTTGGTACTAGCACAAGCCTTCATACTCACTCCATCGTTATCAATATGGATATACCCGAAGGTCTTGAAGACCTCATCAGCGGTGTAGATGTTTATCTTTCCCAGCCGGAATCATTTATTGATACGGAGAAACAAACCAAAGGAATATCACGATATAAGTGCTACCTTTGGAACGACAAAATGGCATCAGGAGTTAATTGCGATGCTTTTCAATATCTGTCAGAGGAAGATGTATATCAGTCTTTCGAGAAGAAGTCTTTCTATCTGAGCACAAGCATCAGTAAGGATAAATTCGGCACAGCTATTCCTCTCAAACGAGTATTGGAGACCGAGGAAAGTATTTCTCTTGCAGACTTTCAGAGAAGCTCATTTGGCGGTCAATGTTCCATTACATACAACAACCGCTTGCATATCGGAAACGTGAAAAAGACTATCTTCAATGCTTTCGATACCAATATCTTCTCCAGCCGGAAAGTCTCGAATAATCAGATGTACCTGAATGAGTACACTGATATTGCCACCAATAATGCACTCTCTACCGATTACATCTGTGATGCAGTATATCAGGTCAGCATCAGCGAGAATAGTATCAAGAGAGATATTTACTACAAGGGTAAGCTGCAATACCCTCTCAGCCCTATCTTGGCATATCCTAGCACTCTTGCTACGGCTATGACTATTTACTTCTATCTCCCTAAGTACAGCAAATACTACTCAAAGAAAGTTAAGCTGAAACCTTCCGATACGTTCGGAATGTCTTACTATATCAACATCAGTAAGAACCGCTCGACACCAGTTGCAGCAGATAGACAGACTTCAAATACTTTGAACAACGATGGATTTGGAGGAAGAACAGATGCACCAACAGAAACAGAAAGTTCAGAGTTGTCTGATTATATGTACCGTTATCACGATGATGCCGGACTTCCTGCCTTTATGCAAGTATATCGCCATAAGCTCATCAAGAGCAGTTCTTCTGGTGGAGACTTTGGAGGTGGCAGCACTAAAGCAAGCGAAACCAGTGGAGGAAACTTTGGTAGCGGAAGTGGAGTCATTATCCCTTCTGAATATACTTGGGATTCTACACCGATTGATACGGGAGACTTCACCGAGATTACGGAAGCCGAGTATAATGCAGCATTAAGCAAGACCGACAATCAGAAGTATGTCTCTCAGCATCCTAATGTAGTCAAGGTCAGCGAAGCTGAGAATCCGATGGTGTTCCCTGCCAAGAACTCGGTTCAGGTTGGATCATCCATTATCAATGCGCTTGCCGCCAATACCCGACCTATCAGCGAGGGGCAGTTTGGCGAAGCTCCACTCTATGCTTTCACCGATGAAGGTGTATGGGTGTTAATGACCAATCAGGAAGGAACCTACGATGCCCGACAGCCAGCCAACAGAGATATTTGCTCCAACCCTAAGGGTATCTTGCAGATTGATGATGCCGTTCTGTTCCCTACGGAACGAGGTATCATGATGCAGCGAGGCAGGGATTCCGAGTGTATCACAGATGTGCTTGATGGTTATCCGTTCGTCTTCACCCAGATATTCAAAAACGACTATCAGAAGAAGCTGCTTACCCTTGGTGGCATTCCTGAATCTGATACTCAATATATCCGATTCAGAACATTCCTGCAGAAGGCAAGTCTGATCTATGATTATTACGATAACCGCATCATCGTGTTCAGACCCGACTACACCTATGCGTATGTGTATTCCTTGAAGAGCAGGATGTGGGGTACGATGCACAACGTGTTCCGTTCCACCGTCAACTCTTACCCTGAGTCTTATGCCATCAATCAGAGCGGAAAGATTGTTGATGTATATGTCAAGGAGCCATCGGGAAGCGTTTCTTATTTCTTCTGTACACGTCCGTTGACTCTCGGTCAGGAGAATATCCACAAGACGATGTTCAAGAGCATCATCCGTGGTTATTTCCGCAACGCTGCAAAAGGTAAGGTGGGTATGGTGCTCTATGGAAGCAACGACCTTTTCAACTGGTTCTACATCCATTCTTCCGTCAACCAGCTTCTGGCTGGTATGGCAGGATCACCTTACAAGTATTTCCGCTTTGCAGTAATGGGCAGTCTCAGCTACGATGAATCCATTCATAGCGTAGGAACTGAGTTTGTTGCCCGACTGCAAAATAAGCTTAGATAAGTTTTTCTTCATATACATTCATGATTTTAAAATCAATAAGGGCAGCCGTCTGTGAAGATAGCTGCCATTGCTTTTTCGTTAACCATAAGTCTAGAAAGGATGAAGCCTGATCCTCGCCCTTACCGCTGAGCGATTGCTTGCATTCTTTATTTTTTCCTTCTTCTCCTCTGCCAGTGCCCAGAATCTGTCTGCACCTTCGGGATATACCACCATCAACCATTCGTATAATGCCTGATTGACGATATAGTCGTGAATATACACGGTCATGGTATGTACACTAGTAGAAGAGAATCCCTTTGGCATTCTCAGAGCCAAATAGTAGGCTTCCTCCTCATTGGTAGGCGAACCGATACACTCTGCCCACTCGTTCGAGTCAAAGCCACCACAATACATTTCTACCTTGGTAAAGCGGAAAAGCATTTCCCTGCAATCCTCTACGGCTGAATCCAATATTCTAGCCAGTTTATCACGGTTGCCTTCCTCAGATACGTCAAACACATTTTTCAACTGCTTGGCATCCATATCTTTCTGACTGGCATAAGAGTCAGCAAAAGAAAAAGCCGTATTCTTGATGTCGTATATCAACTCCTTCTTTTCCAACTCTATCATCACTTTGTATCCCTTATTGCAATGTTTCATATCCTACCCTCCTATCTTGTTGGTCTTTTACGCATATAGAGAATGGCATCCATCTTCACCAGCAAAGCGTTTGCCTTGCTGAGATAGTCTTCTGCCTTATCCCTAGAAACTACTAAGCACCAATCTGCTACAATCTTATTTACTACATAGCTGAAAGCTGTAGTTTCCAAAGTCTTCACCAATGACTCCTTAAAAAGAGAGCTTACTCTCAGTCCGAAGATTTCCTCTTCTCCCGAATCACTCTTCTCTGTAGCAAGCACGCTCTCCAAGGCTACGGAAACATCATTGATGGCATCATTCCAAAAGCCTTCCAGCATTTCCCTATCTGCATCCGTCACAAACACTTGATCATACAGACTCTTGCCGTTTGCATCCAAGCTCTTGCCACCGATGTAGGCGGTAGTCTTCGCCACCTCCTCATAGATGCTACTTTTTGTGATTGAAATTGATAAATTTGCCATTCTTATGTTTCCTATAGATAATTAAACCTAAAATGATGAGCAGGGCGCACATCGCTCCCATCGACCACATCGCATACTTCAACTGAAACTGCTCCCACTTGGATAGCTGCTTCTCTACTGGATAGGGTACTGGGATGGAGTCTCTTCGGATGAAGGAATCCACCCTTACCTTATACTGGGTCTTCATAACCACCTTCTTATGCCATCGGTCAACGAAAAGGGTATCTCCCTTCTGTGAACTTGATACCGAATCATGCACGAAAATGCTGTCAGAAGTGTGCAAGGTATCGCATTTTACTACGTCACGATATACGAATTTCTCCATCGGGACGTAGGAAGTCTTACATCCCGACATAAGAAATGCTACCAGCAGCATAGCCAAAATGTAGATCAGCAACTGCCATACATCTGAATCATACCACTTCTTCATAAGCCTATACTTTTAATGCAGCCTTAGCTCTCTTCAAGAATGTTCGTCTGTGCTCCAAGCCGTATGTGCCTCCATTGATGGTCTTGGTGATTGCTAGGAAGCTATCACTATCAGCCAACTCATTCAAGCCGTGCTTCCACCACCACCACATCGCACTCTTGGTTGCGCCCAATGGCTGCTCCAGCAGTTCGGGATGCTCCATGATGTCACCTCGGCAGTACTTGCTCTTCTGGTAAGCCTGATAGTTGGCTCTACCCGTAATCTGAATCAATCCCCTGCCCCTATACTTGTAGCCATCGCCATCTTTCAGGTTGCCTAGCATATTCTTCAACTTACCCTCATCATACTTGTGGAAGTAAGCCTTGTTGCCCACCTCCTTGGTATATCTCAGCTCGCTGGTTTCGTGGGCTATCTGAGCCAAGAAATGCGCCATTCGCTTCGGTGTATCAATATGGAAAACCTCGGCATAGCCGTTGATGTAAGGCAGGAAAGCATCCACCTTATCCTTGGCATTCGGCATAATTTCTAAAATCTGTTCTCTTGTTACCTTCATAGTTACTTGCCCTCCTTTACTTGTTTCAGCATACTTGCGAGTTCGTCCTTCACCTTACTCTCAAAGTTGCCCAACTTAGTCTTAAAATAAACGTTTACCCCGAATATCGCTCCAGAGTAAACCAACGTCTGGCTGACGTACCAGAGTACACCATCCGAAACTACATAATTATTGAGAAAGAATGATAGGAAGGTGAGGACAACACCACTCGCTAACATTCCAATAGCTGCACCATATTGCAAACCTTCACGCACGTTTGGAGTCATATCTTATCTTTATATATTATTAATAATATGCAAAGATAAGATATGTTCCCGTAACTATTATCTTATCCGTTAATGTTGTGCCATATCTTGCTTGTAGGATGCAAGCAGTCAGGGTCTTGAAGGTATTCAATAGCCATCATCACCACCATTTCCTTCAATTCCTCCTCATCCTTGCTATATTGTTTCAGCAGCTTATGATGGTCGCTTCTGAGCAGATTCATCGTAACCGCCAAGTCAAAGATGTTGTAGTCTGAAATATCATCCTTATGCTGGTCAAAGGCTTTCTTTATCTCCTCGTCCGTAAAGAAAGGAGCCATGTGCTTGGTTCCATCCTCATCCTCGTACCACATCTTCTTGATAGCATCATCGGCAAAGTGCTTGTCAAAATGCTCTTCGCTCAATACACCATACACCATCGCACAAAGATGATGTACCTCTACATCGCTCAACTTATATGAGAGATACTTACCCATAGCCTTGGCTATACTCAACATCTGTTCAGGAGTCATATCCTGCTGATACTTATCAACGAAATCTACAAAATCCATAATATATAAAAATTAAGAGTTTATGATGCTGCAAAGATACATATATCTTGCGCTGAGCACCATAAACTCCCAAAGATTTCTGTAGCCATCTGAATATCAGAAGAATACAGTTACGATAAAACACCTCCTTTCTTTATTCGTCCTTGAATTTAGTTCTCTTCTCACCACCCCTCGACCAGATGTCGTTCTTCTTGCGCTTCGCCACCTTGCCGAGTACGTCATTCTCGTAAAGGTCGGGATTGTCTTCCCTGCCTTGGGTCTCCGTAGCAATACCCTTGTTGGCATTGCTGCCTTGGTCGGCATTGTCCTTGCCATTGCCATACCATTTCTTGTCGTTTTCCTTGTCTGCTATCATATCTAACACTAAACATTAATAACTAATCACTATGCCGAAAGCGGTGCATACTGCTCGCTAGGCTGCACACCCTGACCGCTCATCATCTGCTGCAGCATCGCCTGAGCCTTCGGATTGCTCTGTGATGCCTGATCCACTTGCGCTTGCAGTTGAGGAGAGAAACCTTGTGGAGTCTCGCCATTCTTGATTGCTTCCTGCTGGGATGATACCGACTGTAGAAGTTCGTCACCGAATGGGAAATCACCTACCTGCAACAACTGCTCCAAGGTGATAGCCTGAGCTTGCCACAACTGCATCAGGAAGTCGTTTGCCATCTGACGATATACAGGAGTAGCCGTACTCTCGGTGATATTGATGTCAAACTCTACATCACGAATCTTCTTCGGATCATAGCGCACAATCTGTCCTGCCCTACCCACGATGTTGAAGTTACGAGCCACATCATAGAACTGCTGCATATTCTTCACCGTCTTGTAAGCACCATCAATGATAAACTGGCTGAAACTCTCCAAGATGTCAAGCAGCGACATGGTGGCATTCTGTGTCTGCTGGGCATAGAGTGAACCGCTCGTACCCGATACTCCTGGTTTACCCTGCAGCGCACCATTCACGCCCGATATATCCTCGAAGAACTTCAACTGATAGTTGAGCAAGTCACCGATACCGATGTTCGTTGAGTTATTGGCTACTTGCTGAGGAACCTGACCGCTATTGTTCGGCTTGTATCTTACCACTCCGTTGAATCTACTCCACTCGTCACAGAAATCATCCCAGCTCATATCATCCGGCAGACAATCCTCAGGACAGAGCAGTACACCCTTGGCACTCGCCCTCATAATGAAGTCGTACATCGTGATCAGCCTGTTCACATATCTCTGCTGGTCAATCACATCTTCCACGAAGCTATGAATCTCGCCATCAATAAACGGATAGAACTTGAAGCAGTATGGATGCTCTCCGTGGGCATAAGGAGTCTCACCTTCTCTAAGAATATCACCGAAAGGAGAAAGATAGTAGAAGTGCCAGTAATCATCCATAAACCACTCGGCTTCTATCTGAGGAATATCCTCTTCCATCATGCCAGCAGCCATACCTCTCCTTATTCTGTCTCTATTCTCTGCATCTACAATCTCATCATAATCTTCAATGTCAATCTTGAAATCGTCACCATTGTTATAGTCGTGGCAGCGATAGCGTTGCTTGCTCTCCTTGCGCCATACCTCAATCACTCGGCATAGTGAAGGATTGGCAGGATTCATGAAGTCGATGGTCTTCGGATCAAACTCTCCGAAACGCTGGGTACAGTCGGCTATCACGAAGTCTCGGTCAGCAGCCAGTCGGTAAATCTCCTTCAACTTCCTTGCTTCGGCAGGAGTCTTGGCAAATTCTCTCAGCACATTGCCGATGGTAATGTCGTGAACCTCGCCAATACAGCTAACATCCCAGCCACGGAAATCCTTCATATTGTTATCTATGAAGAAATTGTTCGGATTCACATAGTCTGTCCAGCAATCCAACCTTCCCCTTCGCCATCCATACTTCTTCTTGTAGATAGCCGCACCGCTGATCAGGAACTCCTCCATCGTTCGGGCATCCATTTCCGTCTCTCGGTTCAGTTGTCGGTTGCATTGCAGCACCACACTCATCGTTTCGCCATACCGCTTTTCATCCTTATCCCTCGCATTGCAGGTAGGTTCCTTGCTCTGGGAGCGATACACACCCAGCACATTCTTCACCAGCCTTCGGATCAGGTTGTTCTTGAGCGGCTCACTACCCTGCTCACGGATATAGTCTTCCTCTTTGATACGCTTGGTAAAGCCGCACCGATTCTCGATTTCAATGAGGTCTCCCCACTGGTCTCCATAGCAGTACCGCTTGTTTCTCTCCCTACGCTTTCGGAAGTTATCCATGTTGTTATAGTATCGTTGTGCTTCCAGCAGGATGGAGAAGGCACGCTCGTATGGCTTATCGAATCGGTTCTTGGAAGCTTTTACGCTATCCAGTTCCTCTCTGTCCACCACCTTGCTCAGCGACAACAACTTTGCTTTTTCTTTCTTCTTTGCCATGATTACGATGTTGTTGGTTCAACAATATGTGCCAGTTTTCTGGCTACACCCAATAACCCAGCCGCAGTATCGGTATCTCCCATACTCACGCAAGTGAGATAGCCAGCCATATAGAGGATAGCATCTTTCAGATTGCTCTGTAGATTGATATATCCTGCACCACTACTTTCCGTGATGATTTCCGGCTGAGCCACATAGGTGAAGTCAACCGTCACGCTATTCGATTTGCTCGTATATAGCTCTAGGTATCTACCGCCCTTGGTATGGATGATAGCCGCAATAGGTCGGTCGGGATTGCCCCTTACTCCATATTTGCAGCCCTGATATTTATAGGCTTCATCATTCTCGGTGATGATTTCGGCATTGCGGTTCCAGTCGCTGGCTCTTACACTGAGCAGCCTGATCATATCGGCTGGCATATAGACCGTACCGACATAAGCATTGTTCTTCGATGCCCAAGATACGCTGATGTTGTCTAGCTTGATTCCATCCACCATATCTACTGGCGCATCGGAAAGAATGATACTTGCTGCATCTACGATTTTACTCTTGATAAGTTCTGCCTGAGAGAGCGTATCAGTATCATCGGGAGTCAGCAAGCCGGAAGACTCTTGGTTTCTGTCCAAGAGCACCTTCACTTCTTTCACCAAATCAGATACAGCATACTTCTTCATTATTCAAGTCCTTCTAGTTCAACACCCTTTTCCTTGGCAATAGACAAGATGTCCTCCTTGGTCTTCAACTTCGAGCGGCTCACACCGAAGGTCTCAGCCAGATAGTCTCTGGCATCCTCAAAGTCTGTCACGATATGGGTCTTCTTCTCCTCAGCCGCCTTCTTCTTGGTCTTGGCAGCCGCTCTCTTCTTGGCTTCGGCAGCTTCCTTCTTCTCGTCAACGGCTTCCACCAAGAAGAACTTGTCATTGAACCAATAATGAGACTCGATAGCCTTCTGCAACTTCTCGTCTCTTGTGCCATAGATACTACAACCCATAGTCTTACCCTCGAAGACAACTCTCACTCGTTCGTAACCAACCATAACGCTGAACGACAAATCCGTACCAGCTTGATATTTCTTATACATGATTATACCTTATTATATATGTGTTATGAAAAAAGGGATGGGGCTAGTGCCCACACCCCTCTCTATTTAATGAATAATTTGCCGAATTTGCCCTGCATTAAGCAGCAGCCTTGGTCTCTTCTGTCTCAGATATACCCTCTGCATCAGGAACCTTGGCAAGTCGCATACGAGCGTGTGCCTTAGGGTACTTCAAGTACAGACAAGCAACCTCCTGAATAACTACTGCATCGGTGTTACGGATTCCAGCCTTCTTCAAGTCGAGAACGTTACGAGTCCAAGACAAGTGTACTCGCTTCACCAAGAACTCAGGATCAAGAGCGAAGCCGCAGTCACTCATACCGAAGAGGTCGAACAACTCTGAGTGAATCATCAATACCTCACCGAAGTCTGTCTCCCAACTCTTGAACTTCAAGTTCCATACCTCAACGGTATCCTTCAAGCGGAACTTGTCTGAATCAATCTTGCTGAATGCACGGACGAAGTCTGAGCCAGCGATAACCACCTTGCGCTTGTTGCCGATACCAGTACCGACAAACATATCCTTTGAAATATCTACCAGCTCCAAGTCTGTGATAACTCGCTCATTCTTGGTGTAGCCCTTCTTGATCTCATCGGCAGTAGCAATATGACCTACCTCAATATCCTTGCCAGCCATCCACCAGATACCCTTGGTAAACCACTGAGCTGAATTGTTCTTGGTAGTATGCTTGATGCAAGCCATATCACCGAAGAGATAAGAACCCTCCATGGCAAGTCGCATATCATAGATGCTATCCTCCTCGATGTCTGAGAAATCCCAATCCACTCGCTTGTCAGCAATCTTGTTGAAGGTACTCTGCTCAACCTGAATCATGAAGTTCTGGCAGTACTGAATATCAGAATCAGGAAGGTTGTTGAAACGACCAGTCTGTACATCCAGCTCGCCGCAGCTCTTAGCCATACGAATCAACTTCTGACCCTGCTTCAAGGCAGGAACACCGATAGGCTGCTTGCTGACCATGTTACCATTAATGGCATACACGATAGGAAAGCCTTCTGTGTCCTTACCGCACACACAGAGTACCAAATCAGGAGTAGGAGCATCAGTAATGGTTGAATAAGCGACACCCTTATAGTTAGTGACAGCCTTCACACCAACCACTCGGATGGTATCATCAAGCGTGAACATTTCAGGGTCTTCTACCTTCAAGACCATAGATGTACCAGTACTTGCCTCAGTATTCTCTTTTACTGTGGTTCGGATAGGACGAGTACCGATACTCCAATACTCAACAACAAAGGAGCTTGCCGGCTTGGTTGTGGCATAACGGGAAATCTGATCCACTGGTGTTGCCATCGGGCGAATCTTGATAATCTTCTCGTTGATGTCATTGTTGTAATACTCAATGCCCTTCTCGTTAAAGTGCTCACGACCCTTGGTCTCCGTCTTGATACCATCATCCTGACGAGCCGCACCACCATTGCCAGCTTCACCAGCAGCAGTAGCACCGCCAGCTTCCGCAGCATGACCACTCTCGGAAGTACCGCCATCAGGGAGATTTGCCTCAGCCATCAGCACCTGACCATTGACACCAAAAATAACTGCCATCACCATAATGAAAATGGAGAACAGTCGATTAAATGTACTTTTTGTTACTTTCATTATCCTAAATATTAATTAAACATTATATAAATCTAACTCTATCTTATCGGATGCGTGTTCGCTTCTCGTTTCCACGCTCCCAGATGTTTCCTCTTCGGGTAGCCCTGCCAAGCGCACCCAGTTCCGGCTGGTTGTCGGTCTTCTTGGTCTCGGCATTCGCTGAGTCAAGGTCGGCAGTACCATCGCCCTTCTTGCGCAGCTCCAAGTTCTTCATGTGCTTGGTGTTCTTGCCACGCACCTCACCTTCGTGAGCAGCATCAGCTACATCGGTATCGTGATTCTTTGCCTTGATGAAAGCGGTAATCATATCCTCGGTGAAGATACCTTTCACCACATTGTTCATCGTCTGAAAGCACTGGTCGATAGCTTCGTTCACTGCTTCCTCGCCATACTTCTCCTCCAGCTTATCGAAGACCGCATAGCTGGCTGGCATATTCTTGTCGTACTCCTCCTGCAATTTCTTGCCATCAGACGCATTCTTCAAGAACTCAGACTGAGCATTGGCTATCTCGTCAGCATTATCAGGATCAGAGTAGTAGTCGATAGCATCCTCTCCGTGTGTACGAATCAATTCTGCATAAGGACTCTTGCCAGCCTTCATCGCTTGCAGGAAGGTAGCCGCAGCAGGATCACTGCCCATCCAGTCAGCCATAGCCTTCTCGTTATCCTTGTAACCTTGCAAAGACTTCTGGTCGGCATCATAATCATCATTGATAGCACCATAGATAGCTTCATCATCCGCATACTCCGTATCTGGGTGACGAGTCTTCAAACGCTCCAAAGCCAAGTCTCTCTTGGTCTTCGTAGCTTGCTGTGCAGCAGCACCAGCATTCTGTTCCGTATTTGTATTATCAGGCATATATATATGTATTAATTTATAAATCAATGCCCAAAAGTAATGCTTTTCCGCCTATAATCAATCTTATCCGTTAACTTTAATTAATCGTATATGAATAATTTGGTTGTTTCAATACTTTTTTGTAACTTTGCATCATAAGAGAATGAAACATAAAGGATCACGATGTGACTTTACACAAGAGCGAAACGCTGACATATTGAGGGCTTACAAGGAAATCATATCAGTAAGAGACAATATCAGCCTCTTGGAGATTGAGCAGAGATTACTGCAATCTTCAAGCAAGCGTTTTTGGGTCTCGGAGATAAGGGCTTACAATGTTATTCTGACTATGATCAAAGGGAAATCCTTGGATAACATGAACCCTACCAAGAGAGAAATGTTTCGTGAAATATACCGCAGATTTATAGCTTATACCAAGCAGCATCCTTCTATCACCAAGTTGGATGCCATTAGTTACGTGTGCAATCAGGAGGCTCCCAGCTTCTATCTTTCTCCGAAATCCATACACGTGATTCTTCATAAGGTGAGAAAGGAGGAGAAGGAAAGATGTTACGAATTAAGAAAGAAAAGATTGCGCTTTATGCTGGGTACATTATAATAATGTGTATCACATTCCTTGGATATGATGGGATGGGTCTCTATGAAGGTTGTTCTATGCTGAACCGCCTTACCTATCCGTTCTTCCATCAGAACGTCTTCCATGCTGCCATCAACCTTTGGGTGCTGCACCAATGCCTGAAAGCCAGACCTTGCGGTATCGTAGATATGGTGGTGTTCTATCTCATAGCCGTAAGCTATTACCCCAGTTCTAGCGTACCCATTATCGGTCTCAGCGGTATCGTATATGCCTATATGGGATATATCGCCTCATTCGTAGAGAAGAAGGTGAGATACAACATCATCATTCTCTCGTATATATGTGTAGGATTTTTCATTCCTTGCATGGCAGTGGGCATCCACATCTATTGCTATGTAGTCGGTCTGTTGTGGGGGTATCTTAATTCTCCGACATGCCAAGACAAGTAGCCATAAGAACCAAGCTGACAGATGCACTAGACAAACATGTATTGAGCATCCTGACAGAGAATGAGAAGCGCATCAAGGAAATCAACACTCCTTTCAGCCCGATCAAGGGTGAGGGTTGTGGAGATAAGCGATTCCTGCTCTTCCTGCCAGACTTCCCGATTCAGAAGCAGCACCTCCCGATGAGCATGAAGAAGATTCCGCTCATCAAGATGCTGCTGGAACTGGGTAGCTGCAAGGCGGTGATTGAAGAACTGCATGCGGATATGGATGAGCCATACAACCTTGAAGAGGAAATGGAGCAACTGGTGGAGCAGTTCACCCGAATCAGGATGAAGCACGACCCCTTCTTCTTCTTCGCCATGTTCATCTATATCAAACCGAAAGGTGGAGGTCTCCCCTTCCGTTTTGTGCTGAGAAGACCGCAGCGCAGACTGCTCAGGTGGCTGGAGGAGAGAAGAAAGAAGAACCGCCCTATCCGACTCATCCTCTTGAAGGCTCGACAATGGGGAGGTTCAACGGTTATTCAGATGTACTTCCTTTGGCTGCAAATTATGTGGCAGAAGGGTCTCAACTCGCTCATCATCGCTCAGGTCAAGGACACGGCAGAAACCATCCGAGGAATGTTTGATGAAGCGTTGAAGGAATTTCCGACCAAGTTCCTGCACGAAATGGGAGAAGCCTATTCTGAGAACGAGCCTAAGTTTGTAGGATTTGGTACATCCGGCAATGTGAAGAAGGTTCCTCAGCGATTCTGTAAAATCAAGGTAGGTTCTATGCAGAATCCAACTTCCGCCAATGGTGAAGATTACAACCTCATCCATTGTTCTGAGGTAGGATTGTGGGAGAAGACAGAAGGCAAGTCTCCTGAGCAAGTTGTTCAGAACGCAACCAATGGTGTGCTCTACAGACCATACACCATGATTGTATATGAGTCAACCGCCAATGGTACTGGCAACTTCTTCCATCAGGAATGGCTGGCAGCAGAGAAAGGTGAATCTGTATTTGAGCCGTTCTTCGTACCTTGGTTTGAGATTTACGACCTCTATCATCTTGACTTTGAAAGCAAGAAAAAGAAGGATGAGTTTGCCAAATGGCTATACGACAACCGCAACAACACCAACACGATGTCTAACCGTGATGAGCCGGGTACATACCTTTGGAAATTGTGGCAGATGGGAGCACCATTGGAAGCCATCAACTGGTATATTGTGGAGCGAAAGAAATTCACAGACCATGGAGATATGGCTAGCGGATTCCCTTCTGACCCAGTAGAGGCATTCAAGCACTCAGGAGCCAAGGTATTTGCTGAGGAGAAGGTTGACCAATTCAAGAAAGGTTGCCGATCACCTAAGTTTATCGGTGATGTTTATGGTGATGGTTACAAGGGCAAGAAGTGCCTACAGAACGTGCGATTCACGGAAGACAAGACTGGGCAGTTGTGGATATGGAGCAAGCCGGAGTACTTTGACGATTGCAAGGTGACCAACCGATATTTGGTTGTAGTGGATATTGGTGGTAGAGGTAGTAAGGCTGACTGGTCTGTTATCTGTGTCTTTGACCGATACTGGATGATGGAAGGTGGCAAGCCGTATGTGGTAGCCCAATGGTATGGGCATATTGATATGGACTTGCTGGCTTGGAAGGCTGCACAGATAGCCAAGTACTACGATAATGCACTTTTGGTGATTGAATCCAACACCTTGGAGACGAAAGACAAGGAGCATATCTTGGAAGGCGGTGATCAGTCTGAGTTCATCCTGAATCAAATCAAGGATGTGTATGACAATCTCTATGCACGCAAGCAGAGTGAAGCAGACATCAAGGAAGGTGTTCCACGCAAGTACGGATTCCATACCAATGTAGCAACCAAGCCAATGGTTATCTCTGTACTGGTTCAGGTAGTCAGAGAGCATCTATACGTTGAACGAGACCAGCGATGCCTGAACGAGTTCCTTACCTACGAGCGTAAGAAGAATGGAGCATACGGAGCCATTGATGGTAAGCACGATGATTTGCTCATGACAAGAGCCATCGGACTCCATATCTGCTTCAATGAAATGGAAATGCCTAAGATGATTCAGAATCAGGCTAGAGTAATGAGAAAAAAGGTTTCTGTTTCGGCAGCAACCATCATATAGTTTCAATTTTAATAATTACGATTATGAAGATTACTAAGATTTTCAAGCGCATCAAATGCGAGATTATGTACCGCCAAGCTACGGCTAAGGCAGACTATGCAGCCAAGAAGAACAAGGGTGAAATCTACTTTGTCCTACCTACGGAGAAAGGCAACCTGATGATTATGAACCGCCCACTCTTCGAGGCTTTCAAGAAGACCAAACTGGTAGATAAGGATATGAAGTCGAGAGACCTCTTCCGTGATTGTGTCTATCATACCAACTGCAAGAGCGAGAGAGGAAAGCGCATCCGCAAGCGCAAGTTCCTCAGATGGAAGGGATTGATTTAATGCCCAAAAGTTAATGGATAAGAGATAGGTAGAGAAAATTCTGCCTATCTTTGCGCTATTATTAATAATGTGTATCAAAATATGATTTATAAAATAGTACAAGGAAATGCTTTCAAGCTTCATATCTTGGTGCGGAAGATGGAAATGTCTAAGGAGTTCAACCGTTTAGTTGACTTCGATATGACACAAGCATCCGATATCAAGGTGGAACTGCAATGCTGCTTCGATGATTCCATCATCGTTCCTACTTCTATCGGTGGCATCGAGCATAATGTGCTGGTATGCAATATTCCATCCACCTTGGAAATCGGAAACTACAATGTAGCCGTTTCGTGGACTTATGAGGGTTATGCGATGAAGAGTGTGGAGCGAAACATCTTGCAGATCATAGAGACCAATCAAAGAGTGAAAGTTCCAGTAGGAGTCTTCCAAGGTGAGACGGTTGGAATGTTCGACCTTCGATATTATATGGTCACCAAGAATCAGTCTGATTGTACATTCGTCTATTCTCTGGATGATGTTACCCTCTCCTCTACTCCTTCCACATTGAAGTTGGGTGAGAAATTTGAGGCAACTCTTACTCCTGCCGAAGGATTCAATATCGGTTTAGTGAAAGTAGTCATGGATGGAGCCGACATCACAAGAGATGCTTACAAGGATGGCAAGATTGAGATTCCAGCCGTATCAGGCTACGTAAGCATCATGGCAAATGGCGATGATAATATCTACTATTACGGAGCCACCGCTGCCAAGAATATGTGCCAGTTCAACATAGAAGACCTCACCAAGGTTGTGGGTGACATGGTTGATAAGTCTATCACCATCACCACCACCAAGGATAAGCCATATATCTGGTTTGCCAGTCGTGTTCCTGTTGTCTTCACTCAGTCAGGGTTCACGGCAAATCTCAACTCTACTAAGGTAGGAGATATATACTATTATTGGTCAGATGAGTTGAAAGCAGGAGAATATACATATAACGCTAAATTAAAATAATATGGCAGAAGAAGTAAAATACAACAACACGCTCGTAAGTGGAAGAGCCGATGAGACCTTGACATACACTAAGTATGTGAAGGATGAGAGTTCGGGCAAATCCGCCAAGGAGCTTCTTGACGAGAAGGTCAACAAGACCGACCAACTCGGAACTACGCAGATTGCCGACAAAGCCGTAACCAACGAGAAGTTGGCAGAACACTCTGTTGACAATTCCAAACTATCTTCTGATTCAGTTTCTTACGACAAGATTCAGAACGATGCTGTTATCACAGAAAAGATTCAGAATGGAGCCGTAACTACCGAGAAGGTTGAGGAAAAGGCTGTCACTAACCAGAAACTTGGTGACCAGTCAGTTGATGGTAGAGTGGTTCGTGAGGCATCCTTGGAGTCTAAGCATTTCGCCAACGAGTCGGTAACAACAGAGAAGGTAGCAAGAAAGTCTATCACCAAGGACAAACTTGCCGACAACGCAGTCGATGCTTCTCAGGTAGTAGATGGAAGCATAGGCAACTCCAAGTTGTCTCCTGATTCTGTAACTACAGAGAAAATCAAGGATAGCTCAGTTACAAATGAAAAGGTAGCAGACGATACGCTTGGCATTGAGAAGTTCGACCCAGAGCTTCGCAAAACAATCCAAGCCGCCACTGGTCTCCCTGAGGATTTAAGTCAGATGATCCAAGATGTAGATAAGTCTGTTAAGCAACTGAAAGAGAAGGACACAGACCTCCAGTCTCAGATTGACGATAAGCAGCAGCAAATCACCGCCAACGATGGTGATATTTCATTGTTACAGACTCGCAGCACTCAGATGGAGAAAGCCATCAAGAACATTTCCGCAAGTGGTGGTGCAAGCCAAGCCACAGCAGTAACATACGAGAACACAGAGAGCGGTCTTGATTCTGTAACTGCACAGGGAGCCATAGATGAACTTGCAAACAAGAAGTTCGACAAGGAGAATATTTCCCAAGAGTTTGGTGATTCAGAGGATAAGGTAGTCTCCCAGTTTGCCCTTCCTTTCAGAGAGATTGAATCTCCAGAGTTCATCAAGACAATAGTAGATTCAGAAGACCACTTCTTGTTTGGAATCCAGCTTGATGGTTCCATTGAGTGGGGCAAGGGTATTCCTGCTCCAATCAGAGCCAAGTTACAGGAAATTATCAAACAGTGCCAGCAGGATAAGACAGATATTCTTGAAGCTGTTAATGCTGCCAAGAAAGAGCTTTCTGCAAGCATTACTTCTTTGCAGGAAAGCAAGGTTGACAAAGAGGAAGGAAAGTCTCTCATTGATGATGAAGTAAAAGAGTGCTTTAGAGTAATCGAAAATGAGGAGTTTATTAAAGCCATCACAGATGCAGATGATAAGGTTCTCTTTGGAATCTACAGAGCAACTGGCAAGCCTTATTATCCTCTCAATGAAATGTATCATGTTGAGCAGAATGAAGAGTTCTTCGCTCTTTGGCTTGATGCAGCTAATCATGTGCTTCTTGGCATCAGAAGAGACGGACAAATCATTGGTGAAATCCATGCAGTAAATGCCTTGAAGCAAGTAATCTCTCAGCTTCAATCAGACCTTGCATCATTGCAGGAGAAGTTGAGTTCCATAGATACCAACCTCAAAGAACTCCTTGATGTTTTCTCTTTGCAGGAGAATCCTGAGTATATGGCAGTAGAGACTGATACAGAAGGAAAGATTCTTTCTGCAACAAATCCTGATGGCAGTCACTATATTCATAATGCCAAATCTGAAACTATACCAGAAGAGTTTACTCATATTGAAGACCCTGAGGGAAGAACTGAGATTACAGCTGACGCAGAAAATAAGATTCTTGGCTACAGAGATTCAGAAGGTACTCGTCATGAATATAAGATTTCTGCCAGCCACATCAATTTGTCAGATGAAGCTGCAAAAGAAGTAAATGAAGCCTTCAAGTCTGCTGGTATCAAGATGGAGAATCCGTCTGATTTCAGCAAGGATAGCTATATTGAATTGCCTATCCCTAGAATCGCAGCACAAGTAAGACTTTATGCCCCCAAGTTGCCTACAACAAAGACTGATGATATTGAAGCAGAAATTGAGTATAATGACAAGGATGGTAACTATTTCCGTAAGCCAGTAATCTTGAATGCACAAGGTTCATCTTCTATGTCATATTATGTAAAGAATATGGCTATAGATATTAACGATAATTCAAAAATCAAGTTTGGTGATTTTCCTGCGCAAGATAGTTTCCATTTAAAGAAATACTATATAGATGTCTTCCGTGGACAATGTGTCGTTGGTTATTGGCTAATGGAGCAAGTGTATCAGACAAGACCTGTTGGAAAGAGATACCCTTACGAAATGCTTTCTAATGAGTATAGTCCTTACACTGGAAATGGAAAGATGGAAGATGATTTCTATACAGGTGCCAAGTGTCACCCAGATGGATTTCCTATTATCATTACATGGGTTAATACCATAACTAACGAAGAGCAAGATATGGGAATTTATGCCTGGAACTTAAAAAAGTCCAAAGAGGTTTACCATGCAAACAAGAAAAAGGCAGAACATATTATTCTTGATGGTGTTATAGATGATGTAACGCTTTTTGGTGGAAATGTTGATTGGACTCAATTTGAAATCAGAAATCCAAAGTCGCTGCAAGACATTGAAGGTAATAAATATGATGGAGACAATCCAAAGGAGTTGTCTAATACAGATGCTAATAGCAAGAAGGTAAAGACTTACATACAGAGACTGTCAGGAGCAAAGGCTGCTCTTAGTGTAAACAACACAAAGGAAACTTTTTCAAATTACTTTATTGTAGATTCCTTCATAGACTACTATATTATATCTCAGGTTATTTACCATATAGACGGATTCAGAAAGAACTGGATATGGTGTACATGGGACGGAGAGCATTGGACTCCTACACTATATGATGTAGATAGTATCTTTGGTGCTCATTGGAGTGGTATATACGCCATACCTAATAGTGACAAGGCAACTATACTTGGAACAAACTATGTGCTTGGACTTAATACATTATATGCAGATGAAATAAATAGCAGATATAAACAGTTGAGAGATTCTGGAGTGTTTACAGTTGAGAATATTATCAGCCTATTTAAAACATGGCTTGATAAAATTGGCTATGCAAACATTGAAAAGGAATTGTCATTATATACGGACATACCTTCTTATCGAGACCCAATGTTAAATAGTGAATGGGAATTTATAAGTGCATCAACAAGTGCTGACGATTACAATAATGAGAAGACATATAGTAATGATGAAACTTGTGTATATTGTGGTTATAAGTTTAAAGCAATTAGTGAAGTCAAAGGTATTCCACCACTAAAAGGTGCTTATGAACATACTCCACGATATTATGGATTCTATAATTCCATAAAAAGAATCTCTATATGGCTTTCTAATAGAATATCTTTTCTTGATAAAAATTTTAAGTATAACAATTAAAATAATATGATTATGGTTAAATGTTTAGTAACAAAATTAAATGGGAGTACTGATAATAAAGAACTCCTAAAACTAGGAGAGCTACGAATTAATATCAATAAGAGTTCTAGTCCATCTGGAAGTAACAGAAGCATTACAATCGGAGTGAAATCATCTGCAACTTTAGAAATTGTAGGTGATGGTTATTTTACGGATATAACTCTTTCGCAGAATAATGGTAAGACAAAAGTCATTAATGGAAATTATAATACAATTTATGTTAGTAATGATGTAAAAAAGTTATCTATCATTTCAAAGTATGATATAAAATCTTTATCTTTAATTGGTAATATTTCTGAAATGCAGCTTATAGATTTAAAGTATTGTAAGCTTATTAGTGGTTTATTTATAACTAATTCAACTTTAATTACTGGAGATATTGAGGTTTTAAAGGAATTCCCTAATTTTGCAGATATAATTGCCGAATATTCAGGTATTAGTGGAGATATTGTAAGTCTGAAAGACAAAATTGATATTGTTAGACTTAAAATGTCAAATACTCTTGTAGGAGGAGATATTTCCAATCTTAGTAAACTGGTAAATCTTACATCTTTATCTCTTGGTAACACTAATGTTAGAGTCACTGGTGATTTAAGTTCACTTAGTCAAATGTCAAAACTTAAAGATGCAACATTTAAAATAGCATCAATTACTGGTGATTTGGCAAGTCTTCCGTCTAGTTGCAGATTAATTTCTTTGATTGGTAATTTTGCCTCTGTGACATGGGGTAACAGACCTTCTACAGCTACAATTTTAGCTATTGAAGGAAATGTTCCACTTGGAAACATAGATGAAATGCTCCAAAATCAAGCACAGTGCCAAGTTGGCTTTACTTCTTCTGATGCAGCTATTTATAAATCAATTTCTGTAAAAGGCACTCGCACCTCAGCATCAGATGCAGCAGTAACAGCTTTGCAGCAGAAGGGCTATACAGTCTCCGTTACTCCAGCATAAGGTATCATAAGTTTAACATTAAAGTAAAGAAAGGAAACAAGGTATGAATAAGTTAACAAAGAAGTATAAGGTAGTACATGAGGGAACCAAGATGGTGTTCCCTCTCACAGAAGAAGGTGACAATGCTGAGGTATTTCCATCAGTGAATGCTACAGCAGTAGAGTTTGACACATACTCAGAAGCCAAGGCTTACGTAGATGAGCATAACTTGGTGTGTGAAGAACCAAAGTATGGGGAGTAACCATACAGATAAAGAAGAAGGGAGTGTTGCTTAGCACTCCCTTTTCTGTATTTACTCTTCAAATTTTCTGTTCCTATTTTAACTTAGGCAGTTCATCATCATCTACAACACCAGGCAATTTGATAACCAAACACTCTTTTCCTGACTTCTTTAAGCATAAACTACCAAAAGCTAGAAACAACGCAACATCAACAATAGGAAGGAATATACCCATAAGAATATAATCAGAAACTGGTGCTTCATTATGAATAGCTATTACAACAAATCCTGCATCAATAATTATGCAACCAAGTGCTCCTATAATATAATATATTATTTTCTTCTTCATAAGTTTGAATGTTTTATTGGTTGCAAAGATAGTAAAATCCTTTTATTCTGCCCAATTAATTAACATTATTAACACACAAGCTGGAAGAACTGCTCGCACAAACTACCCATCATGTAGCAAGGCTCCTCGCTAAACATATCAATATGATCCTGCTCACAGATATGCGCTACTACATGCAGGAGTTCGTGACCGATAGTATTGATGATACTTGCGTTCTTGCCCTTACCTATGGCAAGAACGCTTCTCCGTTGGGCAAGGTTGGAATACGTGAGACCTCTGTCTGCACTCTGCTTGGTTAGATGTTCTTGGGCTTCTGATAACGGATTGCCGTTGCATCCAATATCAGAAAGAGCATAGCATATCTCATCGGCATCATCCGGCTGATAACCTATGAAACATACTATGCTCCAATCGTACTTCGGGAGTTGTATTACTCTTCTGATCATAATACATCTTCCCAAGGGATAGGCACACCATTATGGCAGCAGTCGGCATAGAATCGGTTGAATATGAAACCATCCTTCTGATCGGCATCATCCACCATATCCTTGATGAACTGGGCTAACTGCTCCTCATCCTTGATGGAAGACTTATAGAAGTCTGCCCTCGCCATATTCGCCACATATACATGGTCGTAGCCTATCTTATTCTTCACCTCGATTCCCTGACCGAGCAGAAGGGCATCCACCTTCTCCTTATCCCAAAACGAGATACCAACATCACGCTTGGTGGAAGGGTCGTACTTATACATCTGCTTCACCGCCCACTCACACATCTTCTTGCTGAAATGATAGCCATTGTATCTGAGATAGGCAACCATTGCCTCAGGTTTGAGGTCATACATATCCAATGGCATTCTGCATTTTCCCATATTGCTGAATATTAATGGGAGTCTGGTTCCGACAAAAATGCCGCTACCAAAACTCCCAAGTTAAACACTAGCGACCGCCACCATTGTAGCCGCCACCACCTCTTTCACCATAGCGGTTCGGGTAGTTCCAATCATCGTTCACGTTGTTGAATCTACGTCTGTTCTCACGCTCTTCACGTTCCTCACGCTCTCTTCTCCAATCGTCACGATAATCAGGCATACGCTCACCCATACGCTCCTGCTTCATCTTTTTCAGACAAGACATAGCCTTGCTGCCAAAACCAAGCATAGACTCGATGTTGTCATACAAATCATCGAACTTATCTTCTGTAATCTCAATCATTACCATAGCTATAAGATATTAAAGTGAATAGATAGGTAGGAGATTACTTGCTCATGGTCTGCTGGAGCCATCCCATCATCTTGTCAATCTTTCCCTCAATGCCTGAAACTTTACCTTCCAGCTTGTTGATTTTCTCGGTCTGTTCCTTCTCCTTGGCTATCTGGGGGTTGAGTTGCTGTAGCATTCCCTCACAAGATTCTACTACCCTCTTGTTGTAATCTACGCTCTCCAGTATCGCCTTGGATTGCCTCAGCATAGCATCAACCTCAGCACTCATGGCATCCCTATTGTCACTAACCACAAGGTTCTTGTCGTTGGCTATCTGTCCGTTAGCAGGCAGTTGCTTGAAATCCACTTCCTCGTCACCCAGCTTCACCTTCACATCAACCACAGTTTCCATAGGCTGAGGTGTGAAGCCGTTGTTGAAGGATGGATATTTTGTCTGAGGGTTGCTGACTGAAACCACCTGACCGATTCGCAAGTTCGGGTTCTCACCCTTGTCGAGAACATAAAATAAGGAATTAGTTCTTAAACCTTGAAACATAATGTAATCTCCTATTATCTATTCTTGTTAAACAATACCCGACATCATCTGTAGGGTGTTAGTATCTCTCTCAAACCAGAACTGAAACACTCCAGTCCCAGGCACGTCTGCAACCGTCAATGCTTCACCATTAAACTTGGTTACAGCCTGTGTCACTCCGTTGGTCTCGAAAAGGATAGGCAGCGTACCAGTCGTTCCTGTCGGAATAGCCTGCTTCAGATTTACGAAAATCGTTCCTCTGTAGCTGGCATTCACGAAGGCGTGGTTTTTGAACGAGAAAACAACATTGTTGGTGTTCACCACCACGCCCGTAGAAGCTATAGCTGCCGAACCATTACGATTCACCCATGTATAAGGTCTTAACCATAACATAGCAGCCTCCTTTCTTTAACCCCAGAATCCTGCATTGTTTGCTGCATTGCAGCCATATAGACCATACTGGGCTGCTACACAATTAGGAACAGCCTGAAATGGTTGATATGGTACAGTCACCGTATTCGGCTGGGCGCATTTGATTGCGTTGACTTCACTCTGCAAACCAGCCAAAGCAGCGTTTACTGGTGCGAGTGACTGACCAACAATCTGGCTCATCATTGCAGAACTCTTATAGTTACCATTCTCTTCTCTGAGATGGTCGATTTTGTCCTGCATATCCCTAAACTCAGCAGCGGTTTGACCAGCCTTCAATTCTGCTGTTGCATCCTTGATAGCGTTGTGCAAGTCACAAGTCTGCTGCTGGGTAGCATAAGCGAGAGAGGAAGCTGCACGCTCCTGACCTACTGCCACGTTGTTGATGGCATTCTGTAAAGTACCAGTCTGCTGGCAGATAGACAAGCGATTCTCGCAGCAGCAGTTTGCAATCTGCTGAGCAATCTGCATATTACCCTGCTGCAAAGCGTTGATAGTCTGCATACCGCTCATACCTACCTGATTACCTACACTCTGAACCTGAGAGGTCAAGGCGGAAATGGCACTCTGAATCTGACCTTCGGTACAGTTCAACTGGGTAGCCAAATTGCTGAGTGCATTACGGTTGCCACCGATGGCATCCATCAGGAGACCACGACCATAGTCATTGTTAATCTCGTTGGCGAGACCACCACGACCATTATTGCCGAAACCTCCCCAGCCGTTACCTCCCCAGCCCATGAGGAAGAAAAGGAATATTACCCACATAAACCAGCCACCTTCACCACCGAAGCCGTTGTTACCCTTCATGGCAAGAAGGACATTTGGGTCAACACCCTGCTTTTGGAGCAGAGGTGCAAGAAGACCGAGCATCCCATTGTTAGATGTGGAGCCTTCGTTTCCGAATACATACGTTTTACTTTCCATATTATCCTGAAATCTTTTTTTTGTTAAACATAAAATGATACTCACTCTGTAACGTTACGGACACAAAGATACGAATAATATGGATAGGTATTGATAAACTCGTAAAAGGTTGTTTAAGTGTTTGAATAGCAGCGATTTGTGATTACGGAAAAGGTCATAAGGGTATAGGAGAGGCTATTTAGTTTCTCCTATATGTATCAGTTTAGCTATTCCTAAATATTTATGCCATACTTCTTTGCTTGCTTACGGAAGAAAGCCTTCTTGTTAGCAAAGAATCGGATAAGGGATTTATTCCACTTTTTCTCATGCCCAAACTGGTCATGGATGCCTTCTGGTATCTTGCCATCGTGAACATACTTCTCGAATGACGAGATAGACTTGCCCATTTCGTGAGCACACCATCCCTTGTTGGCTTGCGTATCATTCATCATAGCGGTAAGGAGTGCTACCAGTTCCAAGTCCCCTTCTGACAGACCACAAGGTATTGGTTTGCCTTCTTCTTGCGCTACTGCTGATTCATGCGCTTTATCAGCAAGAACACGAAGTCCTGCCTCTATGATTCTGTAATTTACTAATTGCGACATAAGCATATAAAATTAGAATGAGTGTAATCAGGAACATATCACAATAATACATATCGTTTGTGACAACAATAGAACCGAACATGATGTGTATCACATTGACTCCTGCAATATACAAGATAGGTATTCGCCATTCTACACACAATCTGTGTAACACCTGACCTTTCCAAAGGGAAATCGGATATAGAATATAAGTGATGAAATAGAAGAACCAGACTGGTTCCTCGTTCTCTTCATACCAAAGGGTAATCTCCATCTTGTTGTCATAAAACTGAGATACACCATACCATCTGATAAGCATGACCAATATTGGAGCATACTTGAAGTAGAGTAAATCTGTTTTTATTTTACTGCGTTCAGGGAGAAGTTTAGTTATCTCTCCTATCAATTTTCTGACCCGTTGGTCATCATCATCATCTTGTTTCATAAGCCTTCATTTTTAGTTTATTTTTGATTGAGAATTATTAAATTATAGAATTTATGAACGTTCTTAGATTTGGCAAATCTAATAAAAAGGAATGGAATATATTGATTTATATAAAACTTCAAATATTAAACTTTGCAAATACTAACAGATTGAAAGTTTTACTCAAATTAAAGAGACAAAAAGTTTCAGAATGAAAGTAAATATCCCCCGAAAGCCTTATACTTTCAGGGGATAGCCATATTTATTTTTTCTTAGCCTTCGCTTTCTGGTTAGCCACAACCACCTTGTTAGCTTTCTCCAGTACGGAAAGAATCTTCTTTCTCAATTCACGAATCTGCTTCATGTCCTCAGCGTTGTAGGCATCCTTGCCATCATCCAAGAAACCTTTCTTCAACTCGGAAATCTCCTGCTTATCAAGGGAAATCTCGTCAATGGCATCAATGGCAGCCTTGTTGGTATTGTAGTAGCCATCGCTCTCATTTGGGGCATTATCTACAATAGCATCATATCTATTCTTGAATGAGTTTAACTTTTCAAAGAGTTGTTTCAGCTTCATATCCTCAAACTCATCCATAGAGGTAGTATGATTATTATAGATGTCCTCAGCATTAATTTGATGTGGTTTGTACTCATCACCACTCTCCTCCGCACGTTCCTTCTTTCTTGTCTCCTTGTAATCTTTTACATCTTTCTCATACAACTTATAAGTCTTGTATTCCTCAGAGCCATAGAAACGTTCAAGCAAGGAGTAATCGCCATCAATCTTAGCTTGTTTCTTCAACTTGCTAATTGTGTTGGAAGCACGGTCGTAGTATTCCTTCTTATCCCAGAACTCATCACCTTGTTTCTTAGAAGCTGGTCTATCATCAGGATTGCTGACGAACTTGCTGAATAATGGAATATCAGCCACCTTGATTTCCTTCGGGTCGTTGAGTGACTTGGTAAGCACACCGAGCACCTGACTGCCCATGGTGTAAGCACCACCGAGGTAAGAAGACAAAACATGGTCAACCACAGCAGGGTTATTCAGATTGTATCTTGGGTTACCCAAAGCATCCCATTTGTTCTGCTGCACATCAGGATAATCGTTTCCGATTGAGTTCATCATCCTTGATGCACGAACCAACCAATCAGGAGTGCCCACGTATGCCTTGGTAAAGTTCGGGTCATACTTGTTATACTCTGTCTCCTTGAATAATGGCTTGCCAGTAAAGTCAACATTGAAAGCCAACTCAAAGATAGGACGGACGGCATTAGGCATCAGACTGACCGCAATATTTCCGTCATATCCAGTCGGGTCGAGCGGAAGCATATCCACCACCTGACCGAGCAAGTCTTCTGCATACTGGCTCCAACTCTCCTCAGCCAACTTGCCACCCATCATATTGGATGCAATCATATCACCTACTCCATAGAAAGCACGGAACTCCTGAGCAAGCGGTATCTTGATAAACTCATGAGTGAACGGAAACCACATAATAAGGTTATTTCGTCTATCCCACTTGGTGAACTGCCAGTACTTCTTCGAAATATCCTTGTACCATTTCTTATCATCACCATCGCCACCACCGAAAGCAGCAGCTATCTGCATCAAGGCTGCATTAACGATAGGAACCAGCACACCGCTCGCTATCCACGATGCAGTTACAGCCATGAATTTGAAAGGATGATGCTTGCCAAGCGCACCCAAGGTCTGCAAACTCTGTACCGCTGGGTTGATGAAGAGATAGAGATTTCTAATCATCTGCCAGCCATATTCGCCAGTACCCTTGCGGTTGAAGTTCAGGGTAACGTCCTTGGCATCATTCACAGCCTCATCAATGGAACGTCCATACTGAATAGAGGTCATGTAGATAGCGAATCGGTTGCTATCCTCAATCATTCTATTCAGGAACTCAATAACATCCATGATGGTGTGCCCTACCTTAACTGGGTTCGCCTTCCATCTATCCAAATCCTTCAAGTCATTCTTGAATTTCTTCTTCAAGTCTTCCACGTCAAGTGAAGATACAAAGCCAGTCTCGCCACCATTCATCATGAAGTCATAGAACATCTGTTCCTTTGGAGTAGCGTTTCCGTTGCTTACCTTCTCCCTTAACTTTCCGTTCTGATAATCTTTCAGCATGAATCCGAGATTCCAAGAGGTAGCAAGATTCTTTCTGAGCAGATAGTTGTACTTAGCATCCTCACGGATAGCTGTAGATGCAAGGGTCATGGTCAGGTCTCGGAAGTAGTTGGAAGGAATGAAGAGAGGCGAAAGACTTGTATAGGCAGCAGCCATCTTTCTGCCCAACCAAGCAGCAGCCCTATCCAGTTTGCCGCTCTGAATCTCTCTTACTCGGTGTGCTCTTGTATTGTTCATCGCCTGAGCCAACTGAGGGTCGCCATTCACATAGATAACGTACTCCTCGCCATCCTTCATCACTCTTACCTCATGTTCTCTCTCCTCGCTATGAGTCTGAGGATAGGCTATGTTCAATCCGTCTCTCTTCTGAGTAGCATTGCCAGTCTGAGCCATCTGCTCCATCTTCTTCTCGAAAGCATCAATGGCAGCCTTCACCTGATTGCTATCCATCTGAGAAGTAATCTGAGGTGTAGCAGGAATCCACTCCTCGTTGCCGTTATCATCCACACTCTTCACGTACCAAGCCTTGCTCAGGGTAAGAAGAGAGGTAGGATGATTCTGTGCCAAGAGCATCAGGTGTTGCTTCACCCAGTTCTTGTTGTTCAGCAGGATTCCACTCTCTGCCATGTTCTCGATGTATGCGATAGGGTCATCAGCGATAGAGGTTCGTCCGTGCGCCTTCTTCAAAGTCTGATTAAACGCACCCTTGCCGCCACCGATATAGTCCCATACTTGGTCGGCAGTAGTGCCATCCCAGCCACGGAGAGGAATATAATGGCTATACATATCTCGCACATACTGATAAGTATCTTTGCTCATCATACCAGCCTTGTAGCCATCACGGAGAATCTTCTTGGTAGCCGCATTCGTTGCATCCCAGAGGTTGTGAGTCTCGGTTACATACTTACTCTCAATATCCTTTATCAGTTTGTGGGCAGTTTCCTCGAAGTCTGAGCCATCAAATAGAGCAGACAAGCCTGAGTAATCGTAGGCGATACCCATCTTATCATAACGATAGTTCATATAGGATGGAGAGTATTTCGTTCTGAGAGCATTATCTCTCTGTCTCCAAGTATTGAAATCCACTCTTCCATACTCCAAGTCGCTATCATTAATGATACGATTCATATCACCCTTGTAAGCCTTGTATGCAGCACTTCTCTGAGCCACGTCCTCATAGTCTGCTTCCAGAGACTTCTTGAAAGCCATCTGTGCATCACGCTCCAAACCATGCTTAGCCATCATGTAGATACGAACATTATCATAGCTATCGCCCAGTACCTTCTTCATCTGATGATAAGCCTTTCTCAATGGCTGCAAGAACTCGTTGTTGTATTCCTCAAACTCGTTCTTGCCCTTGCCATGGCTTCGGTTCTCGGCAGTATAGGCATCCTCAGCCATGTTCAGGCGGTCAACACCCACTTCCTTCATGATAGCTTCCTGAGCCTTGCGGATAGCCAGCATACTATCTTGGAAGGCGATACGTTTGAGCACAGAGCCACACTGCAACTCTCTGTTGAACTCTCCAAGGGCTGTATCATCACTCAGAAGATGCTGCTCGTAGGTTGGAGCAGTCTTCCACAAAGCCATCTGCTTGCGGTACTCGTCCACTCTCCTCAGGAAGTCAACGGAACTCTCGCCAGCGTTGCGTTGTGGGATGGTTGGTCTCTGTGCATCCTTAGGCAGATTATTATCCTTCTTCCACTGGTTCAGGTCGTGCTCAAACTGGTCATAGCGCAAGGAGAACTTGGTATTGCCATCCTCAGGAGTAGTTGGGCGCAAGGTGTTCTGCAAGAGAGGAGCAATAACATGTTCCGTCAACTGGGTAGGGATTCCGTTGCCGATGATGGTATGGCTCAGGTTCTCGGAGAATGGCATCTTATAATCATCGCTCACTCCTGACACTCTTGCGAGTACTCTTCCCATAGCACGATATACCTTGCCGTCAGGCATCACAATCACATCACCACTCTTGGTTCTGAGTGTTGGCAGGAGTTCGTCTGCAAAGGCATGAGGAATCTTTCCGTCAGCATAGGCACTTCCCATCACATACAATGGCTTGTCAATGTTTCTCCAGTCAATACCATCAGCCTTCAAGCGTATATCCATCCAAGGAGCCACACCATTCTTCTTCTCGGTCAGTGTCGGGATAATATCAGCCACAGCTTCATACCATCCGCTCTTGCGTTCCATCTTCTTTGGCTTGGCAGGGAGTTGTCCATCACGAACCGCACGGACAATCAATCTTTCTCGGTTAGTGTAGCCGCCAAAGTCAGCAGCGTTATAGACATCTGCATCCCAAGTGTAGCCGTCGGCATCCAAAGCATCCGTGATAATTTTCATCGCTTCTGAATCCTTATATCCCTTCACATTCTCAATGGTCACCACCTTTGGTTTCACAGCATTGATGAACTCGGCAGTACTAGCAGCAGTCTCCTTGTCAAGTTCCACCTCAGCGTGATTACTCTTCGCCTGAGAATAGTTCTTGCAGACAGGAGAAGCGTGGAAATACTCTACCTCACCATCTATCTGCTTCACCAACTCTTTAGGGTCAACGTCACGAACATCAGCAGTAACGATGTGCTGCCCGAAGTTATTGCGATATACACCACTTATCTTCTCGTCATACTCAACTGCTACCACTGGGTCGATGATACCCTTCAAGCCTTCCTCAACAAGACCGCCACCACTAAAGTAGGTTCCAGCCTTAATGAGTGAGCCATCCTTCAGGGAGAACTTAGGTTCCTCGCCAGCAATCTCAGCCTTGCGGTTCTCGCCCAGAGCCTGAGCAATATGAATCATCTTCTTGTTAGCCATCTTCCAGCCGCTCGGCATATCATCAATGGCAGTCTTGATAGCATCATCCACCTCATCAGGAGTGTTCAGACTCTTCAAGTCCTCAGCCATATCAGCCGCACCACTCTCCTTTCCGTCAGCCATATCACGGAGAGAGAAGGACACATCGCCCACACCCAAGAAAATCTGGTCTTTGCGAGCCACGTCCTCAGTAGATTCAGCGAGAGATTTTCTTCTCTCCTCAGGAGTCATGTTCAATCGGGCAGACACGTTACGAGCTTCCACCTCTCCTGAGAGACGATTATAGCCATCATATCCGATTCTGCTAGACTTCTCCAATCTCTCAATCTGCTTGGTAAGGTCGTTGTATCTATTATTGATTTCATACTTCCTTCTCTGCTGTTCCTCAGGAGACATAGCATAGAACTCCTTTGCTACTGCATCTTTTTCAGCCCTCAACTTGGCGATAGCATCCAAGGCATTCTTGTCTATTATCATTTCACTATTGCCGCCTTGTGCAAAGCCTTCCTTATCCTGAATATAGTGCTGAATCTCGTGAACCAAGGTCTTTTTCAGACTATTATTCGCCAACTTATAGTGTGTGTCCATGTCGTACTTTATAGCCTCACGAATATCTCCAAGGTTCAGCGTAATGGCATTATTGTAGAAGACACCGCCACTCTTTGCTCTACCCTTCAAAATCTTCATATCCTTCAATTCAGGATAAGCATCAAACAACTCAGGGTATTCCTTAAACAAATCGTTTGGTTTCTCTACAATATCAGAGAGAGTCAGAGTCTTCTTGTTCACCCATTCCTTCGGGTCACGGAGAACAACATCAGGCATTTCGTATCTCCACTTGCCATCAGCACCACGCTCCCAGCCAGTAGCCATCTTGATTGCCTTGGCATCCTTCTTCTCCTCTTCCATCTTGCGAGCCACGGAGAGGTTATCCATACGAGCAGTACGCTCCTCTGCCTTGTCAGCAGCAGCCGCACCACGCTCGCCAGCGAGAGAGAACCGGATATTGTCGCTGCTATTGATAGCATCCATAGTAACCTTCTGTCTATCCTCGGCATTTCCACGCTCATAGCTGCTCACATCAATACCTGCCATCTTCAAGGCATCTACCACATCGCTTGGAGTATCGTTTGGAACGATAGCCTTCTCAAACTCGTCAAGACCGTATGGGCGCATAAACTTGGTTTCAAAGTAGATGGAAGGCTTCTCATTTTTTACAGCATCAATAAGTTCATTCAACTTGTCGATGTCCTCGTCTGTCAAGTCCACACCATACTCATCCTTGGCATATTTCTTTGGATTCTTCTGTGTGGCAGCATCTTCCAATCTATCCATGCCATAGCTTTCAAATGGACCAGCATCAGGTTGCATCTTATCAGCCAACTCATCATAGACAGGTTGCCATTTTTCTTGGAACTTCTCAACGTCCTCATAGTTGTCGGTCAAATTGCCCTTCTTCTTTCGGATTTGGTCAAGAGTCCCCATAGGTTTCAATATAGATGCTACGAAATGACTGAAAGAAGCCGAACCAACGGAAGCATTCTTGCCGTCTTGTTTCATTACCTTCACCGCATTCTCCACGGTGTTAGGCAGATACTTGCGATTGCCGTCAGCCTTATATCCAGCAAAGATAACCTCCTCCACATTATAGCGGTCATTGAGTTTTTCTTTCCATGAATCGAAGTCTTCCTTCATGCCATTGTCCTGAATGTATTGTTGTGCAGCTTTCATCGTTGCATTCTCGTCCACCTTACCAGAAGTCTCTGCATCACGCAGTATGCCATCAACGAAACGAGACAAAGCCCCATAGTCATAGCCATGTTCCTTCATCCAATCAACATCAAGTTGTTTGTTCTTGGCAATATTGGAGTTTGGTCTTTTTTTGATAAACTCCTCATCCTTCTTGATGAAGTTCTTGATGTCATTGTCAAACTCCTCCCGATTACCATCATACACCTCACGAATGAACAAATCAAGAAGCTTTTCCTTCTGTTCATCAGTAGTTGAATAGATACTATCCAATTTTCCCAAGATGCCTTTCACCTCATCATGGAGTTCCTTTGGATATTTACCTTCCACATGCACCAACTCAGGAGCTTTTCCTTTCTCATGCAAATAGAGATAAGCTAAACTGTTTGTATCACGACCATCCATGAAGCTGTTGATGGCATTTCTTGTGAGACTTTGCATTTCCTTTGGAACGGATTCTATGTCGTCGTAAGCGACATCACCACCATTGCCACCAAACTTCTTTTCTACTGGAGGATAGATAGGAGTCCATGCATCTGCGGCATAAGTGCCGATGTTCTTTCCAGTCCTCTTTGCTATCTTCTCTGCCTTCGGTATCAAGGTTATCTCTCCATAGCCAGAATATATTCCATTCTTAGAGTCAGTCACACCCATGGAAGGTGCGGCAAAGCCACCTTGCTTGATAGCCTTGCGAAGCTTATCAAGACTGATGTTGTGCATACCAAACATAGTCTTCTCATCTTTCAAAGAATAGCGTACATCTGCATTATTCTCATTGAATCTCTGAGACAAAGGAATCACATTGCCATTATCATCATAGGTAACGGCATCAAGCAACTTTCGGTTGTTCTTGGTGTTCTTATATGCGAAATCTGTGTCATTAACATAGTCTTCCTCACGACCATAGCCCCATTCAGCTATATCGTTACCATCCCACCATATTTCATCAACAGGAACTTTCTGTTCAATAATATTGAAGTTATCACCCCAACCATGAACCTTAGCATTATCAACCGCATAAGCACGACTTGGAGTAACCCAATCACCATTTCTGAAAGAACCTTCCTTAACATCAGAAGGAACACTTCTATACATGGTAATAGTCTCACTCTTCTTCTGGATAGCGTTACGCACGTTATCAATAGCCTCCTTGCGCATAGGGTCAGCTGCACGATAATTACGAGGGTCTAATGCTATGAAATCGAGATTCATCGCATCTATACCACGATGGATATAATCACCCAAAGTTTGGTCTCCGTCATATTCTTCATTATCCCACGCCTCCTTGCGCTCTTCCTTGGTCAAGAAGTAGCCATTGCCCCAAGGTGCAGAACCATTGAAGGCAGAAGTGCCCTGATAGCTGGAATCGGTAGAATAGCCAGCAGCCTCGGCAGCTTCATTCACCATTTTCTGAGCCTTTTCCATGTCGCCATTTTCCACCGCTTTAAGATATTCATCATCCTTCAATGAAAACTTTTCTCCATTTTCCTTGGCAGTTTCAGAAGAATTGTCTATCTTTGCAGCAGAACCTTCGGTTTGGGAGAGAGCGGTGTCACCTTCCAACGAAGTAGCGACAGTGTCTGTCCTCTTGTCGCTTGCCGAAGTTTCCTTTTTAAATGCAGTCAACAACCAAGACTTTCTTTCTCCATCCCAAGTAAGACGAACTCCAGCCTTATGGGTTTCGCTTTCCAAGTTTACACGATTCTTACTGCTTGAAACTACACGCATATCATTCAGAATCTCTTGCAAATTATCAAGAACCTCAGGATGATACTTCACAAGTTTAGAAAGACCATAGCCGTCACTATGTCCAGTTCCTTCTTTGCCCCAAACCAAATCAATATCACCAATATCCTTGTGATGAAGAGCACCGACAGCTTCTCCACCACGAACCTTCTTCAAGAACTCGATTGCAGCCTTGGCATTGCCACGGAACTGATTGTATATATTTCCGAAAGCACCAACACCTACTGGCTTTATATCCTTAAACGAGAACTTTACTTTAGCATAGTCTGCAAATGGCTTTAGCTTACGGTTGCTCGTATCAAGCCACTTGTCGAACTCATCCTTACTTACTCCAGTAATATTTCCAAGACCTTGCCAACCATCGCTATAGTTGGAGAGATAAGCCTTTTTGGCATCATCCATGGAGTCATAGCCATACATTACCTTATGCTCGTCAAACGAACCATCAGGATTCACTTGGTCAACGACAAACACATTACCATTCCAATTATCAAGGTCTGCCTTGTCGTTGATAAACATATCCAGATGGTCGCCATCCTTACCAAACTTACCACGGATATAGCCATAGGTATCGTGCATGGTTACTTTCCATTCTTTACCATCTGCATCCTTACCTGAGCGAGTTGAACCCTTTGGATTTTCTATAGTGTAATCGTAGCCACCGAACTTGATGTGTCCCTTCTTGTAGTTGCCACTCTCCTTCTGTGCATCAGATGGATTGGTTTCTGTATCTTCAATAGCAGACTTCAAACGAAGAGAGAACTTGGTGTGATTAGTAATATGAGCATTGTTCTCATCAAAGATAACATAGTTCATCTTGCCTTCCTTGTTGCCGCCAGTATTGCGCTTGGCGATAACCTTCACACCATCAATTCCCATATCCTTAAGGAATAGGCTAGCTTTCTTCTGTTCTCCTAAGTAATAAGACAAATCCCGATACAGACCACCACCAGTAACGGAATGCTTAAGGTATGTGTCAGCCATTTCCTCCTTGTTGACGGTGTAATCAGCCTCTTCCTTAATCTGATCATCGTTAAATCCTGCTTTGCGCATTTTATCCACGAAGTCCTCTCTGCGCTCATTGTACAATCTATCAAGAACCTTCTCCTTCAATCCGTCTGGTGCTTTTCCGTCCCAGTCAAGATAGTTGTCACCATTATCGTCAGGAATCTCAACGGTATAGAGATTGCGTGGTTTCTCCATGGAATCCAACTTCTTCTGCAAAGCGTCAATCTTAGTCTTTACATCTTTGATGTCACTTTCCTTAGTTTTTACATTCTGCTTATATTTTTCAACCTGTTCGCTATAATACATAACATCAGATTCGTACATGTCAACACCAAGACCAGTGCCACTTTCCTTTGCCTTTGAAAGTTCTTCTTTAGCCTCATCAAGTCTTGATTGATACAAATCTACATAGGATTTTGCATCTTTCAACTCATCCTCCAATAAATCAAGACCAGGCTTGGTATCTATCAAATCCTGTGCGACAGTATCATAGTCCTCATTAATCTTGAAGTCAGAAGGATTCAAACCTTTCAATACTTTCAACTCATCTTGAACTTGTTTGGCTTTCATCTTCTCAAATGGGGTGTCGCCAACGGATGCAAGTTTCTTCTCATCAGCATCTATCATCTTTGATATAGCCTCTTTTGCGGAAATATTAAACTTATCCATATCAAGGGCAACTTGATAGATAATTGATGGAGTTTTATACGTCATAGGCTTACCTTGATACATCAGTCTTGAATGCGCATTCTTTTTTGCATTCGCCTTAGCATAAGCCTTGGCGATACCTTCCACCTCGCTTACATAAGTACCCCAGCCGTAAGCCTGAGCACCTTCACCGCTACCCATAAAGGAGTGGTCGAACTTGTCAAATGATGCTTGGGAGCCATGATAGGTCTTGATGGAGAACTTGGTGTGCTCTGTGATTCTCATATCCTCAGGCTTGAAGATAACATAGTTGGTATCGCCTTTCTTTGCACCACCGAAGTTACGTCCAGCCTTGTACTTAACACCAGTAAAGCCAACAGAAGATAGGAACTTGCTTATTCCTTTAGTTCTTTCAGGCAAATCATACTCTGTACCACTTAACCCAATATACAGAGTACTATTGTAAACATTTTCGCCAGTTCTCTCTAAAGACTGACCTTTGCTTTCTAACGTCTTAATACCTACACCAAGATGCTCCAACCCTTCACGAATGGCATCCTGCTGATTTTTACTCAAAGGCTTATCCCAATCCATATAGTTGCTGCCATTATCATCAGGTATATCCACCTCATAGAGATTATGGTATGGCTCAGCCAACTTCTTCATTTCATTGTAGAAGTCAATCTTTTCCTGCTCTGTAAACTTGTCATTCATGGCTATTTGCTTATCACCATACAGGAATGATTCTAGAGTAGGATATTTCTTGGCGAACCTTGTACCATTGGAATGCTGAATGCGATAATATGCCCTAGAAGGGTCATTGTCCATCAGAGTAGCATAATTCTTTCCTATCTTCTTGGAAGATGTAACATATCCACCCCAACCGAAAACTTGTGAGCCATCACCCTCGCCCATGTGGTCGAAGTCAAACTCAGTGAAGTCAGCACCGCTGCCATGATATACCTTCAACGAGAACTTAGGAGCAGCAGCTATCTCCTGATTGATGCTGCTCACAACATCATCAGTAACAATATCGCCCTCCTGAATCTGCTGAGGTTCACGACCAGCGTTCTTCACAAGTTCCGCTTGCTCTGCTCTTGTCAAAATACGGTTCACCTTCATCGCACCAGTGATCACCCAAGGATCAGTCTCAGGGTTCGGGTTGGTACGATACATATAATAGCCATCAGTAGGCAGATGTTTCAAGCCAGCCAATGAATGCTGATACTTGCCGGATGGATTGATACCCTCTTGGCGAGCTTCCTCCTGATAATCAACATCAGCAGCATACTCCACCTCAGCGAAGACGAAGTTCTTAGGGAAGAGAGTCTTGTTTCCCTCATCATCCTTGCGGTTAAACTGGATAGCGTAAGGCACTACACCAAGATGCCAGCCTGGTCTATAGGCTAACTTACCGCTACCGCCTTGTGTTCCCTTGCCACCCTGCTTAACCTGAGGTCTGCCAGTCTTGCTTTCTCCTGCAATAGGAGCAGCATCAGCATCGAGCCATACACCCACTGGAGTAGCTGCACCATCAGGGTTCGCTACCATTGGTGGATAGAGTTTGCCATCCTTCAGCACGAACACCTTGTAGCCGATACCCTTCTTCTTAGGTTCTGGCTTTTGACGGAGAGAGAATGAAACATCTTCGTCAGTCTCAGAGTTTGTCACTTCACCTTTGGCAGTCTTCACGTAGGCTTGTTCGATGGAGCGGATGATGTTCTTGGTCACATCGCTATACTCTGTACCAAAGAATGCCAACTTAATCTTCTGCAATATCTCATGGATAGCAGCGAGCAGAGGATGAGACATCTTCATAGCGAGAGTGTGAGCCAAGTTGAGGTCACGAATCATTTCACCTACCGCATCAGCAACAACCTCCTCAGCATAGTATTCTCTAGCACGTCCAGAGAATCCAGCATCGGAATATCTCTTCATGGTCTCATCTACCGCATTGTCGAAGGCGTCAGAGCCATAGGTATCAAGCACAAGCTGAGTCAACTCATTGTATGCAGCAGGGTTCAGGTTCTTGATTTGGTGAGTCATTTCGTGCCCGAAGATGAACTGGGCACCTTCCGTGATGGAAGAGTCAAGAGTGATGAAGATTGTACGATGAACGTTGCCATCAGCATCCTTGGTCTCCTGAATCCAGCCGTTGCCCAACTTGTCGGAGTACTGCCACTGAATGTTGGCACCCATCATCTTAGCCAGTCTTGCGAAAGCCTTGCGAGTTTTCTGCCCCACGATGTTGTCAACGACCTTCATATCATCCACCTTATTCTTCTCTACGTCGGCTGCACGCTCGGCAGTTGTCTGCTGCTTGCCATTCTCCTTAGCAGAGAAAGGTAGGTCAGATTCATTAAGTTGTTCACCAAAAGGCTTCTCATCCGTTGCATCCCCAGGAGCTTCAATAGCCTTGCTCCCCTCCTTTAGTTTGTCAGGGAACTTTGTCTGCTCATTATCCTCGGTCTTCTCTTCCTCAGCCTTTTTCTTTTCCTCTTCTGCTTTCTTCTCCAGTTCAGCCTTTTTCTTTTCTTCCTCCTCCTTAGCTTTCTGTTGCTCGTAATATGCAGCATTCTCAGCAGCAGTTCTTTCTTCTTCAATTAGTTTTTCTGCCTGAGCGATACGAATATTCTCAACATAACTTCTTGCTTCCGATGCCTTGAACCCACTTGTGAGTACACCGATAAGTGCGTTACGAATATCCTGAGTGTTGAGCGAATCAAGGTTGGATGGGCGATTTTCCCACAAGCTATGCACAAGGTTGTCAATGGTAGTACCCTTGCCATCAGCAGCGAGCAACTGCGTCTTGGCAAAGTCTTCTCTGCTCAATCCAGTCTCCTGCTTAACACCCTTGCTTGTTTCTGTCCCCTCATAGTTGAGAGTGTGGGCACTGAGATTACTTGCTACATACTCCTCAGCAGTAAGCGGATTGGTATCTGTCACATCAATGCCTGTACCATCATACAGACGATGAAGGAGAGAGCCAACCGTCTCCTTATAGATTTGAGCAACCGCCTCAGCATCATCCTTCACCGCACTCTTCAAGCGAGAAAACCTTCTTCTTGCCTTCTCAATAAGGTTCTTTCTGCCATCAGCAGTATCTTCCACCTTGGCAAGTTGTCGCTCATTATAAGCATCACGGATAGCGACAGCAGAGTCATAAGCCGCCTGAGCATCAGCAATAGCCTTCTCCTTGGCTTGCTTAGCAGCCTTCTGTTCCACGAAGTTCTTACCCTTCACGGTCATGTTGTTAGCCTTGTCGAGTGCCTTCTTTGCATCAGACACATATCCAGACACGATACCATCTGCATCCTCACCAAACTGAGAGTCATACAACTCAGCAGTCTGTTCAGCAGTCAACTTAGAGAAGTCAGGATTGCCATCCTCCAGCATTGGAACCTCAGTACCATCTTCAAGAGTCATGGCAGGAGTCTGTTCTGTTGCAGGAGTCTCAGCAGATTCAGGAGCAGCGGTCTCCTCAGCAGGAGCAGCAGTCTCGCCCTCTATTGTCGGAGTCTCCACCTCTATCTCACCTCTATTCTCTCCACTATTATCCTCTATCATTGAGGATTCAGGCATAGCTTTTTTGTATTCATCGAGCGACATAGAAGAGATTGTAGCCACATCTTCTTTGTTCACAGCATGAGGAACAATAGTACCATCACTCTTCAACTCAACCACCTTAGCCTTGGCACCAGTATCACGGATAAGGAATAACTTAGAGTTAGGGTATTTGGTATTACCATCCTCATCAAGTACATCAACGAGCACAACGTTGCCATCATCATTGAGAATCTGATTGAAATCAAATGAAGATTGAGTCTCTTCTGTCTCCTGAGTCTGCTTAGCAGCACGTTCTTTCTCTATCTGCTCACGCTCAGCCTTGGCAGTTTCCAATCTCTTCTGATCTTCCATATCTTTCATCTGCTGCAAGTCTGCAAACGAATATGGTATCTGTACATTTTCGCCCTTAACAAGTTCTGTAGGTACATTACCATCAATAGTAATCATGGCAGTACCATCACCATTATCAGCGAGCACTTCATAAGTATGCTCTGTTCCGTCGGCATCAGTAACAGAGAACTGGGAGCCAACTTCAACGGTTCCATCAATGATGCCAGCAATCTTCTTGATAGCATTTTCCTTTGCATCATTAATAGCCTGAGCCTTCACGTCAGCAGCAGGGAGTTCTTCGATGAGGTCAGCGAACATCATGGCATCAGCGTGTTCCTTTCTGCCAGTTGTCGGGTCATAGTAGATAATCATATCATCGCTATTACCAACGTCTATAGAGCCATCATCATGAGTGGCAATATTACCACTTATGATATACACCTCGTAGTCTTCCAAGCCACCAGTTGCTTTAATGGTTGCCTTACGGACGGTTCCACGACTCAGGTCAGTCATGTTATCCGTTTCCATAGCCGCCTGATGCGCTGCCATATCAACTTCGTCTTGTGCTCCATCCATCACACCCTGATACTTGGCAGTAGATACTTGGTAATCGTAGATAGCTTGGTCAAGTTTATCATTCTGACCAGTCATAGCCTCCAAGTCTTCATCTGCCATATCATGTAGCTGCTCTGGAGTAACATGCAACATGGCTGCAAGTTCATTCGCCTTGTCGTTTTGCTCCAACTGGATATTGTGTTTGTCTGCATCATCAGCATCATGCCCCTCAGAATAAGCGTTGTCAATATCTGCCTGATGCTGTTCCTCAGGTGTTGTAGGCTCATTGGCAATCTCCTTGGCATTCATTTCGGCAGTCTTTGCAATATTGTAGCCACGCATCTTCATCAGGTTCACACCATAATTGACAGCAGCATTAATCTGCTCCTTGTTCATGGTATCTCTCTGTCTGAGAATATCAGCGAGCACACCACCCATCTGCTCGTTGGTTGCATTGTCTATCTTGTCCTTGATGTCTGCCCAGTTATCGCCAAAAAGACTCTGTGCATCGTTATCAGCCACGTTAACCTTGTTGCGGAATCGGTAGTACTGAGCACGATTGTAGATGCCTTTTATAGGTCGGGAGCCAGCACCCATCGCATACATAGAGCCAACAGAGATAGCCATACCACCGATAATGTCGAGTTGTTGTTTAGCATCACCAAGGTCGGAGAAATTATTATCTCCATCCAGCAAAGCGTGAAGAGGAATACCAATCTCTTCCTCCATCACTTCCTCACCGAAACCATTGATGCCGAACTTCTCCATCCACTTCTTGGAATTGGTGTACCATCCACTCTTTCCGATATTCTTGAAGAACTGTGCAGTCCCATCCATTCCATGCTTTTCCATCGCAGCGATAGCACCCTTCTTGATGCCATAGTTGTGACCAAACAGTTTTTCTGTATAGTTCTCCACCATGGCAGAGGTCAGACCCTTATAGAGTGCAGTACCAATGGACTCGCCACCCTCATGCAGGAGGTTTCCGTTTTCGTCAAAGGTGCCGAACTTATAATCACCCTTCTCATCCTGATAAAGATTACCCAGATGTCGCTGCATGATGTCTGCTCCAGTCTTCATCGCTTGCTCAGTTCCAGCCATCGCATACGAGCCGATTATATCGCCAGCCACGATACCAGTGTTCTTCAAGATTGCAGCACTCACCTTGCCCATGCCACGCTTAGCTGCAATCTTCAACGCTCCACTACTGATTCCCTTGGTAATGCCACCATAACCGCCAGTCAGGAAGAAGTCAGCCATAAACGGTAGAGACTGCCCTGCAATCTTCGTCCAGCGATAGATATTACCCATCTTCTCGTCTTCGAGAGCCGCAGCAGCATCCGCACCCAGTTTACTCTTCAGGAGAATATTGTCAGAACCAGAGAGAGGAATATTGTTATCCATCTTTGTCTTGATACGCTCCATCTGCCCCATGGTTGCGAAGTCAGTCAGACCAAAATCCCAAGTCTTAGCCGTGAATACAGTATTGTCAAGAGCCTTCAAGGCATCCTCTCCCCAGCTACTTGTAGGATATTGTTTCACCGCTTCCAGCGCACCAATCTGCTCAGTAACCAGAGAAAGAGAGGTTGCCAACTTATTTCTATAGTCACTCTGCTGAGCAGTTCTTCCGTTACCTGCACCGATACTAGCACCATAAGAGAGCAAAGGATTTCCGTGTTGGCGATTATCCTCAGCGATAAGAGCCTCAATCTCCTTCTTTCGGGCATAGGCATCAGCCAGTTTCTTGTCAAACTGCCTTTGAGCACCTTCCTCAGTAAGGTAGGTTCCATTCTTTCCGATGTTCTCCTGCAAGTCATAGTTTCCGTTCTTGTCACGCACATCTAAAACAGATGGTATCTCACCTGTATCTACCGCTTGCTGATAAGAGTTATTCTGCTCATCTAGGATAGCTTGTTTCTGCTCAGCTTCATTCTGAGTATAGGCATTATCATTGTCCGAGGTAACGTATGCCCCAGCCTTCCCAGTCTCAGGATTGTAAGCGAAATCATCCTTCACCACATTGTTTGCATCACCACCAAAAGCAGTCTTATGTGTACCCAAGTTCACACGACCGAAATCCTTTTGCTGCTTCTGCTTGCGTTGTTTTAGTCTGTTGTATCTTCCGACATTGTTCATTGTCTGCTGAGCACTAGCCGAGATAGCTGCTGCCCCAGCCGAGAAACGAGCACGGTCAGCAGCACTCATAGGAACACTACCGCCCTTCGCTCTAGATGAAGTCTTACTACGAGGTTCAAAAAGTGCAGAGTAGAATCGCTCATAGGTATCAGGAACATCAAAGTTCTGAGCCTTCAAGTTCTCATAGATAGCGTGTCTGTTATCTGCACCGCTCTTTCCGTCTCTTGTCAGGGCACTTTCAAACTTATCGTAATCGTTAGGCACATCATAGTTCTGCGCTTTCAGATTCTTATATAAAGTGTATAATGGTCTTTCTGCCATGATATATGTATATTATTAATTAACACTACCAGTTCACACCTGTCTTCTTCTTACCACCCTTGTTGGATGATGAAGATGGTGTATGATTCTGCTTAGTCTTACCATGCTTACGCTGATAAGCAATCTTCTGAGCCTTCTTCCCAGCCGCAGTCTTCGGTGAGTAACCCATCTTCTTCACTTCCCTTGCAGCCTCAGCCATACCCTCAGGGTCTTTTTCCATTAAATCCATGTACTCATCTACCTCTCCTGAGTATGAGCCAGTTCTTGAACTGCCACCACCCGACGACTTGTTAGCACGCATACGACCAGTCTCAGCATTCATACGCTGTATAGCCTCCTGCGCTTGCCAGTGAGAAATCTGTCCGTCAGCCAGAGCCTTCTTGATAGCCAAGACTGCCTTCTTGTAATCAGCATCAGTCTGATACTTCATCTTCGATAAGTCAAGTCTTCTGTTACCTTGGTCAATTCTCTGCTGCCCTAGGTCATTCTTCGCCTTATTATTATCATTCATCATATCGTGATACCTGATTTGTTCCGCAAGAGTCAGGTTGTTCTTGCGAGCTTCCTCATCAAGAGCCATCGCCCTCTGATAACCAGTTAGCCATGCCGCCCGATTCCTTTCTCTCTGAGCATCCATATACTCCTTGCGCTTATTCACAACCTGAGTCATGTCCGACTCTGGGTTGTGTACTACCTTTGCACCTCTAGTAGAGAAGTAGATATTGCTGAGCGCACGGAGACCATCACCCAGTGCAGCGATACGAGCCTTCGTGCGTTCCTTTTTCTCTCTATTCGCCTTCTGTTCGGCAGTCTCCTCACGCTCAGGATTCAGCATCTTATACATGTCCGCATAAGATAGCTGCTTAGGCTGAGGTTTCTGTTCATCCTTCTTAACGATAGGAACGGAAGGCTTGTCTGTAGGAATAGAGCCATTCAGCATACCCTCAGCAGTCTGCTGGTTCATCCTTGCAGCCTGTTCGTGCGCATCCTTTGGAGGAGTAAGTTGCTCTCCTTTCCCTTGCAACATAGCTTGTGCGGTGTTCATATTCATCTGCTCAGGACTCGCCTTTTGTGCAGCATCCACACCACTCTGTTGCTTGTTGAGTACACTCTTCGTAGTCTTCAAGCCATTGTTGTTCCTTAACATATCTGATGCTTTCATAGGCTATGCTTTAATCTTCTTTGGCGCATTGTCACCAACCATATTATTCAAGTCACTCGCTACTTGCTGCTGGGTAGGAGCAACACCAACCTTGGCATCCAAGTTAGCCATATCTGTATCGGTAGGCGATGCCATGTCAGGACGCTTAGGAGCCTTGCTACTACCGCCACCACTATCAAGCGAAGCAGCGATGTTGGCAGCAGTACCAGCCACACCAGCAGCAACGTTAGCAGTATCAGCAGACTTCTCGGCTTCCATCTGCATCTGTTGTCCCTGAATTGAACGCTTATTCTGCTGATACTGCTGCTCGATAGCATCCTTGCGAGCTTCGTTTGCAGCTACAATCTGAGAGGTCGTATCAGCAAGAGTCTTGTTGTTCGCCTCCTTTACCGCAGTAGTGGAGTCTTCCGTACCGCCCATCACGGCTTGTCTGCCCTTAGCTGCTCTGTTTCTGTTCTTAATCTGCTCCTGCATCTGAGTGAGCAACCTTACTGTATCGGCACGTTTGGTAGGGTCTTCATTATATTTCCTGTCATACCATGCCTGATTTTCTCTCTGCTGCTGGGCAAGCATCTGCTCCTGCTTACGTCTCGCCTTGCGGTTAGCTATACCGCCAGCGATACTGCTTGCAAGTCCAAGTCCAGCACCTATTAATGCACCTATCATATATATGAAATTAAAATTATTAATAATGATACAAAGATAATCATACCTTATATTATAGAAACCTTATCTATTAATTAAGGTGTCTGCAATTCCACAAAGTTAATGGATAAGGTTAGCACATATCAGGATATAGCTATCTTTGCAACCAAATAGTTTTGGAAATGGCAGCAGGCAGAAATACTAAAGGTCAGTTCGAGAAAGGTCGAGCAAAGACTGGCGGAAAACAGAAAGGTTACGAGTCTCCTATTACGAAGGAGTTTCGTGAGTTGTGTGCTGACTTTACAAGAGAGGCTTGGGAAGACTTCCTGATTGCTTGGAATAAATGTGAGCCGAAGGATAAGGTCACATCATTCATCAAGATATTGGAGTTCAACTGCCCTAAGCTACAGACTGTCACTCTTGATGATAAGCGTGAGGTTCACAATGCTCTCACCGAGAAGTTAAAACAGATGTCAGAAGAAGAAGGTTAGTGTTGTGCTTTAAATACATTTCATAAGTTTTTGATTAAGGTTAAAAGATTATTAGGACGACAATAGGGAATGCGTGAGCACTCCCTATTTTTTTATCAATATCAGCGACCACCTCTTGCCCTTCTATCTCCAGCCATATCCGTCTTGGAACCACGATTGACAGATGATGGCTTGTACCTGATACCTGACTTGGTGTGTGAAGCATCCATACCCTTGCGAGAAGCTGCCCCATACTTCTTGTCGTGTTCGGCATTATGACGAGCCAGTTCCCTACGCTTAGCCTTTTGCGAAGGAGAAGACTCGAAACGTGTGTCGTAAGCCGCTTTTCTCGCCCTTGCTGCTGGGTGAGTCTGATAATATTTAGCTGATTCTGATACCATAGTTAGTCTTTATCTTCCTTCAACGCATCATCAAGATACTTGTCAAGAGCCTTAATGCACTTATCTGGAATTTTATTTGCATCCTTGTTCTCTTTAACATAATCAATAGTACCGCCTACCCCATAGATGATAAGCAGGCTCTTTGTCGAAGGGATGAACACACACATAAGAAATCCTATTAATGTAGAAACTGCACTTAACTTTAAAAGTTTTAAGCAAATAGGAGGTTTATCGTAATCATCCAAAGTAGTAGTAACAAGTATTAACAACAAAAGAAGCATTGCTAAAAATGAAAGAACCGCAATACCCTCACCCAAACTATGTAGGTTGCCCAAAACACCTAACCAATATAATTCACTCAT